CAATATAATGATAAAATTAAAAATAACATAAATGTTGTAGAGCCTAGCAAAAAAACTTTTAAATTTGTACAAGGTGTCGAAAAACCAAATAGACATTGGTTTGGTTTGGGTAAAGGTTCTTGTAAAAATGAAGGTAAGGCGATGGGGCATTGCGGAAACGTTCCTTCGGAAGTCGAAGGGGATGAAGTTTTATCCTTTAGGACTGAACATAAAATTGGAAAACGAACTTACCACGAACCTCACCTAACATTTATTTATAACAATGGTTTCCTTGGTGAAATGAAAGGTAGAGGAAATGAAAAACCAGCCAAACATTATCACCGTGAAATTGCTAACTTACTGAAACATCCTAGGATTAAAGGAATAATGGGAGGAGGGTATGAGGCTAAAAATAATTTTCATTTTACCGATCTTTCTCCAGAATTACAAAAAGAAGTTTTAAACGCAAATCCAAACTTAATTACAATGGACGGTAGTGATGAGGATTTGCATAGAATTTTGTATGGAAATGTTGATTTTCCAGAAAAACATAGAGATATTTTAAAAGAAATAGCCTATAACCCTAACCTTGACCCAAAACATCATGAAAGGTTGGTTAATGATGAAAACTGGGCTGTTCGTAGTGCAATAGCTTCTAACCCAAACCTAGACCCAAAACATCATGGAAGGTTGGCTAATGATGAGTCATGGCGTGTTCGCGAGGCAATGGCCTCTAACCCTAACCTTGATCCAAAATTACATGAAAGGTTAGCTGGGGATGAAAACCTTTACGTTCGTGAAGCAATAGCTTCTAACCCAAAATTAGACCCAAAACATCATGGAAGGTTGGTAGGGGATAAGTCTGAAGATGTTCGTACAGCAATAGCAATTAACCCAAACCTTGATCCAAAATTACATGAAAGGTTGGTTGGGGATGAAAATGAATATGTTCGTAAAGCAATAGCCTCTAACCCAAACCTTGACCCCAAACACCATGAAAGGTTAGCTGGGGATAAAAACCTTTACGTTCGTACAGCAATAGCCTCTAACCCAAATTTAGACCCAAAATTCCATGAAAGATTGGTTGGAGATAAAGAGGATAGTGTTCGTACAGCAATAGCCTCTAACCCAAATTTAGACCCAAAATTCCATGAAAGATTGGCTAATGATGAGGATTCGATTGTTCGTGAAGCAATAGCTTCTAACCCCAACCTTGACTCAAAACATCATGAAAGATTGGTTAATGATGAAAATTTGTTTGTTCGTAAAACAATAGCATCCAACCCAAACCTTGATCCAAAATTACATGAAAGGTTGGTTAATGATAATTCATCGGTTGTTCGCGATACAATAGCTTCTAATCCCAACCTAGATTCAAAACATCAGGAAAGGTTGGTTGGGGATAAAGACAAATATGTTCGTAAAGCAATAGCCTCTAACCCAAACCTTGATCCAAAATTACATGAAAGGTTGGTTAATGATGGGGATTCGTTTGTTCGTAGAGCAATAGCCCTTAACCCCAACCTAAATTCAAAACTTCATGAAAAGTTGGTTGGGGATGAGGATTGGGCTGTTCGTAAAGCAATAGCTCGCAACCCCAACCTTGATCCAAGACTTTACAACATCTTGCTTAAAGATAGTAATTCAGATGTTCGTGCAGCAATAAAAAAGAATCCTAGCTATATTAAATGGAAAGAAGAACAAGAAAAATCTAAGAATAATATAAACAAATCAGAAAAAATTTTAGTGAAAAATACATATAATTATAAAATTCATAGAGATGAGGATAGGCCAGAAAAAATTTATGGAATTACGGCTTACCACAATGGTAAGGAAATAGGCTTTGCAACTATAGATCACAAAGCGCAACATATAGACGACCCTTCTGAAATTTCCATAGACAGAGTTTATGTCAAACCAAAGCACAGAAGAAAAGGGGTGGCGACTTCTATGTATAAGTTACTAGAGGAACATTCTGGAAAAAAAATAATCCCTTCCGAAAATCAATCCCCATTAGCAATAAAGCTTTGGAATAATCCCAATAGACCGTTTGGAAAAAGCGAGGGCTTTGCAAAATCTTCAAAAAGAAAAAAGCAAATACTAACAAAAAGCGAAAAATCAGATTTAAATAAATCCGATAACTTTATAAGAAGAGGGATTTTATTAGCTGCGCTTGCTGGAACCGTTCAGCATGTTCATGACAAATTGCAAGGACAAAAAGAGGAAGCGAGCAGACCCTACGCCTCCCAAGAGGTTGCGATAGAAAAGCCAAAAACAGAATCTGAAAAGGCTTTTGATGAGGCGCAAAAACAAGCCTTTGGTATTGCAGCAAAGGGTTGGCCGCTTTCCAGAAAATTAGCAAAAGAAACAATTAAGGCATATCCCGATCTTCATCAGCAGCACGGATACCTTCTTCACCTATCCCCTTCTGCTTTTAAAGAAGTAATTAACAACAACCCTGAAATTAAAAAAGATATTGCACTACGTCATTACGATAAGTTACATGAAATGTTTAACGGGGATAAAGATAAAATATTTGACGCATATAAAGCTAAATCTATGAAAACAAAAGAATTATAAGAAATAGTTGCAGTCTCCTTGCTTATATGTTAAAGTTAAGTAGGGAGACTTTATGAAAGCGTTTTTTTTATTATTTTTATGTCAAGTTTCTTTAGCTGATACTGCACTTTATAAACAAATTATTAAAAACAAGCCAAATATTGACAAAAAATATGCAAAGCAAATCGCTCACCACGTTAACATGGTACATATTAAATATAAAATCCCAAAAAGGGTTTATGTGGCAATTTTAATGCAAGAGAGCAGTTACAATTTAAAAGCAGTCAATAAATCTTCCTCGGATTTTGGCATTGCTCAAATTAATTACAAAACAGCTACAGCCTTTAAATTTGACATAAAAAGACTGACAACTGATTTGCGATATTCGATTGAGGCAGGAGCTATTGTTATGGCCGATTTTTATCGGATGTACGGCAAAAAAGACCCTCTCTGGTTTACCCGCTATCACCATAGCAAGCCATCGCTTCGCAAACAATACCTTAAAAGTATCTCTCGTTGGATGACTAACGATTTGAAAGTATCTTATAGCCAATACTATGAAAACTAAAAAAGAACATGAAGAGTTTTTAAAGATTGCAGAATGGGACGATGTTGCTGAAATTCTCGTTGATTTGGAACAGCATAGGCATCGTTTTAAAAATGAAATGACCAAACAACAGCTCCAAGATTTGGATGAAATTATAGAGCTTTACGATAATTATCGAGCTGTATTGCTTGACAAAATTTCAAAAGAAACCTCTTTTAATCGCACTATGGGGTTAGAGATAAAAGAGGCGATTAATGAGATGACGGTCGGGACAGAGCTATCTGAGGATGATGACGTCTTTTAAAAAGCAATCTTTAAAAGAAAGAGGTTTTTATGGACATAAAATCAGAAGACGTCGCAGAAATCGTCGAAGTTGGCGAGCTAAATGGCGATAAAGTCAAAATGATCAAAACTTGGGGTGGTCTCCACGTAATGGTCGGAAAAAAAGACAAAAATAGTAAAAAGCCAGACGCCCTTGCTGCGGCAAGCCATAAAGCGTTGGCAGTTCACCAACTTGAAAAAATGTATGGTAATGATTTTAGACCTTCTATAATGAAATCAGAGGGTTACAATTCTGAGCAAGTATCTGATTTTCAAGTCACTCCCGAAATGTCCAAGGATCATCTGGAAATTCAGGCTATTCAAAAAAACAATCAAGTTGAATTTGTTGTCTCTAGGTTTGGTCTGATATTGGCTAAATATGGCTGCGAAATCCAAAAAAACGAATTAGTTCTGCTTGGATATCAAAAAAACAGTAAGGCTTCTGAAACTTTACAAAAGAATCAAGAGGATATTACAAAGTCTATCCAAAAAGCTATGACGGCTTTTATTGAAAAGAACAAAATCAATTTCAAAGTATAATGTCAGTTATTAATTTAGATTCAATTAGACATGCTAAAAAGCAGTCTAAATTATTGAAATTGCTAGATTGCAAAGCCTCGCATACAGCTTTAGAAGTGTGCTTAAGCACTTTAAATATGAATAATTTAGAGGAATTAAACGAAGTCAAACAGTGTATAAAAAGAACTATTAAAAAACTAGAAAAGATAGATCAGGATGCCAAAGAAGAAAACATCTAAACCACAATTAAGCACATTACCTAAAACGGTTCCTTTGCCGGAAATGAGCTTTAATTTAAATAAAAGCGACGACTTTGTTAAGTCCTTAGGTGTTAAATTTGAGCATTATAGGGCCATCCCCTCCCCTATTGGCTTAAACGATCGAGGAGAATATAGGAGAGTTGACGCTCTGGACACAATTGCTGAAAACGGTATGCTTTATAAAAAGTGCGGAGAATTCACCGCAACGCTAGTAAGTAACAGCTCCAGCAAAAATAAAGTGGAAGGTGGTATATTTGATCAATCGACTGCTCGAATTATACTGCCACGGTATTATGACACCGACAGTCCAACACATCCAAATGAAGAAATTCATCTTTGTGTGGGGGATAGAGTCTATATTAAGGACATGGAAGTTAAAGTTGTGAACTATCAAAGATGCGAATATAACCCTAATTATTCCGATTACTTACAGTATCCTGCCCTTTGCGTGGAAATGTTGGTAGACTCTCGAGGAATTGAGTATAAAGAAGGGGTAGACTTTAAAATTGATAAAAATGGAAATATCCAGTGGACTGGAGCTAAAACCCCCGGCATTGATCCTGACACTGGAAAGGGAAGAGTGTATTCCGTTCGCTATAAATACAACGCTTACTGGTATATCGTTTCAATTCCAAATGAGGTAAGAATTACGAATACGACCGAAGGTGGGATTAGAAAACCCTCCAGAATGCCGTATCAGGCTTATATCCAGAGAGAGTATGTGTACCATATTACACCCCGTAAGGATAATGAGCCAGAAAAACCAAGACAAATCGACCCCACCAGAAAAATACCCGAACCTACCACTCCCTTGCCAGTTAGCGATTATAAGGTAAAGGTAAATGTTGGAAATTTCAGTGAAGACGATTAAAAAACAATCTTTAGCTTGAGGAGCTAGTTTATGAAACCTATTTTTGAATTGCTAAAAAGAGTTGTATCTGGATACGCAAAAGATCTTGGATCTATCTTTAACGAAGCCTACAATGAGCCTTCAGGAGCAATTAAGCAGATCATTGTAGAGCCAGTTGTGCGTAGGCCTGTAACTGCTTCTGACCTGATTCCTTTTGGGTCTTATGTTAAGGTGACTGGAACTACTTATCAATTACGTCTTTTAGGTAAGGCATACAACCCGCTTAAAGTTTACAGGAAAAACGAAATGGTTACTCAAGGCGGAAGAGTCTATATTGCTGAAGAAGATGGTATTACAGGAACGTTTGATGCGTCTAAATGGAATGATGTGGCTCCTGATATAATAGGCCCCATCACCATTCAAGCAGGTTCCGTCGTTTGTTGCGGAAGATTCCACAATAATGTTAACGCTGCGGGTTTTTTGATTGACGATGACTCAGAGATTAAGAAAAGTGAAATGTAAATTTTTTATTAAAAAATATTTAGGTGATAGCTTTGAATCGGATATGTTAAAATCTGAGGTAGGGGCTATTCTAAAGCCAGATGCCAATGCAAACGTACTTCCTCATGAAATGTACGTTTCCCTACAAATTGTGCCAAGGACAGTCATCTCCTTGTTGGTTCAAAAACTGAAGCCTCTTAAGCCCGGCCAACACACAGATATTGCATGGCCAACCGATTCGGGAGCTATTCACAATATTCATATTAACAAAATTTCAAGTGATTTGTATTCAGGAGAGATTACAGGAGAGGGTAAAGTTTTAGCTAAATTTGGGTATAGAAGCTTGCCCGCTGTAGGGTTAGTTATTATGTCCACTTATGAGCTGTATGACAAGGAAACTAATAAGCAAGACCTGCAAAACCCCCAAATCGACTATGACAAGGTTCAGAGAATTATTGACGAAAGAATCAGAATGCAAGCTCTTGTTGAAGATGTTGTAAGTAGGAAATTATCTGAAAGAGACGCCTTACAACAACTTATAATGCAAAGAATTAACGACTACTTAAGAGTTTCTGAATCAATTAAACAGGAAACACCTCAAGAAAATCAACATAACAATCTAGAACAATCCGAATATATGGAGGAGCATACAGAGGAAGAGTCTGATGAGCCAGAAATCGATGAGATTGATGTTGATAAAGAAGTGATTGAAGAAGTGGAAAACACTAAAAAAGATAAAAAAAATAAGCTTAAAGATTTTTTAAACAAAAAAGTTAAAAAAACTGAAAGTGTTAAAATACTTAAGCAAGAAATTAAATGCCCCTACTGCAGCACAACTATTTTTAAAGGTGGAGATTCGATTGATTTGTGCGTATGTTTTGGGGAAGATTTTGGAAACTCAATTAAAATTAAAAAAAACAAAAATAACGAATACACATTTAAATATCCTAAAAACTTTAGCATTGATAATGCCACCATGCTTTTAGGATTTTTAAAGAAAAAATAGAGGTTTAATATGGCAAAGGTCTATCTAGCTTTGAATGGCGACAATGTGGGTTCTAAAATTAGCGAAACCATTATGTCCAACAACCCTGAAGAAGTGCGTAAGGTATCTGCAAACTTTAATCAAGCTCATGCCGAAATTGACCAGTGGGTAGAAAAGAATGGGGGTAGGGTTATTTCCGCTTCAGGAGATGAGGCTATCTACGAAATCGATGATTCTAAAATTAATGAATTGAGCCGTTTAGCTTCTAATTATGAATCCAAAACAGGGCACACGTTGACCGCAGGGGTTGGCTCCGATATCATGGAAGCGGTAAAAGCTATGGTTTATGGAAAAATGCACGATCCCGGTCAAATCATTCAGTATGACGAAGAAATCGATGAGGCTATTTCACCTAAAGAGGAAGCTCAAGCGGAAGAAATCGCAGAAGACTTAGATGAAGGCGATATGGAAGAGGAAGACGATTCTGAAGAGCTTCCAGAGGACGACATGGAAGAGGACGACATGGAAGACCTTCCAGAAGATGAAATGGAAGAAGAGGATATGGAAGAGCTTCCAGAGGACGACATAGAAGAGGACGACATGGAAGACCTTCCAGAAGAGGATATGGAAGAAGAAGATGATTCTGAAGAGCTTCCAGAAGATGATTCTGAAGAGCTTCCAGAAGATGATTCTAAAGAGCTTCCAGAGGACGACATGGAAGAGCTTCCAGAAGAGGATATGGAAGAAGAGGATGATTCTGAAGAGCTTCCAGAAGAGGATATGGAAGAAGAAGATGATTCTGAAGAGCTTCCAGAAGAGGATATGGAAGAGGGTGAGGGTACGGATGAAGAATCTGGCGAAGATGAAGATGCTGTGGTAATGCCAAAAAACAAATTTATTAACGAACACAAAAAACTTGTTGACACCTTAAGATCTCCAGAGCATGAAGATGATTTGAAAGAAGCTGAAGATCAGGAAAAAGAATTGGAGGAATTCCAAGGTCGAGACAGCGACGCAGATATGTCGGAAGACGAAGATATGGAAGAAAGCTCTGATATTGACGGCGAGGATGAAGTTTCTGAAGAAGGGGTTGAACCATCTTCTGATGAAGAAATAGAAGATAATGAGGCGCCCGAAAATATGGAGGATCAAAGCCAATCACCTCTTCCTCATCCTTATATGCTTCATTCAGAGGAGCCAGAAGAAGGTCAAGATGAAGAAATGGAAGGGGAAGAGCAATCCGCCCAAGGCAATCAAGAGCTTAAGCAGAGAGTAATGCAAACCCTCATGTCTTTTAAGCAAAATAAAGATAAAATTGAAATGATGAAAGAAAGTGACCCAGAAATGTATAGAAATACAATCGATATGCTTAACCGCATGATTGAAATGGCAAGACAGCTTCAGGCGTCACCTGATGCGGAAATGATGGAGCAAGCTCAACAGCAGCCGCCAATGCCTATGCAGGAGGAAGCTCCAGAAGTAAAAAAGCCGCTGGGCGGGATGTAGTCAAGTCAACTCGCCTGCCCAAAAAATCGACTAGACATATACCAAAGCCAAGACTGCCGCTAGGATGGGTTAAAGATGGCAAGATTAAAGTTAAGGATGGCGACACTGGAAAAATTATGTGGCGAGGGGTTCGTAGAGGTCTTAGTTTAGATTTTGACGGAGATCCAACCTCTGAAAGACATAACTATTCTGAAGCTAAAGTAATTAACACTCATTCGCCAAGATCAGGCAGACCTAGAAAACGCACCCCCGAAACAAGAGGGTGATATGGCCGATTTTAAGATTACGGTTAATGTTGACGAAATAGCTCAACAACTTAATAAGAAAAAAGAAGAAATCCTATCTCAAACAAAAAAAGCTGTAAAAGGCTTAGCTATTGCCTCTCACGCCCATGTTCTGGAGCTTGCAGGTGATAAGTTAAAATCTCTTCAATCCAAATACAAAGATGCGGTAGATTTTGAACAGGTTGATGATAACTTGTTTGTAGTGTCTTTGTCGAAAGAGGCTATGTGGATTGAAAAAGGACATGGAGCTTGGAGCATGTATGACAAGTTGTCATCTTCTCCAAAAGCTAAGACCTCAAAAGAAGGCCACAAATACCTGACCATTCCATTTGAGCACTCCAAAAAACCTTCCGAACAATCTGCAAAAGCAAGAGAAATTACCGATCAGGTTAAAAGCTTTCTTAAAAAAGAAAAAATCCCCTACAAAAAAATAGAATATAACCCCGATGGGTCGCCTAAAATGGGGCTAATTCATAAGTTCGACATTAAAAGTGCTAAACCTTCTGAAAAAGCTAAATTTCCTACCTTGCAAGGGGTGGCAATTTATCAGCGAAAGGATAAGGAAACGGGCAAAATTAAAAAAGATATTATGACTTTTAGGGTGGTGTCTGAAAAAAATAAGGGGGATGGCAGGTGGGAATATCAGCCTAGAGAGGGTGTTAATATTTTTGAGGAAACCTATAAATGGGCTATAAACACTTGGAATCAACAGATTCTTCCTGCCTTAATTGACAGCTTAAAGTAATCTTTAATTAAAGGAATGACATGCAATTATACGGACTTTCTACTACAGACGCTTTAATTAAAACAGCTATTGAGCTGGCAGTCGAAGATTTGATTAAAAATCCATGGGTTATTGAGCACATGTACAGCTCTTTTATAGAAAATCCAATACTTAATAAAAAGTATGGGTACAAAGAAATCGCAAGAGCTAAAGAGTTTCTTCTTAATAACAAAATCCATTTTTATCAAAAACATCGGAAAGATAAAATGGAGTTTCCTTGTATCACCATATCCCTATCTCAGACTTCGGAAGATGCTCAATTGGCGACTTTGGCAGATCAGTCACACATTGTTCATGAATACTCGCCCGAACAAATTAACAAGCCTATTTCTTATATAATCAAACCCACCCAAATTCTCTCGTATGACCCTCTCACAGGAATTATGGAGATACCAGAAAACGAATCCTATAAGTATATAAGTGCTGGAATGTCAGCAATTAACCCTGATACGGGCGAAGGGTATGTAATAGAAGGGAAGGCGGGGGAGCAAGGTTTTCTTATCCCAAAAAACCTTGAAATCAATTTTGAGCGCATAGCTGTCATCCCCCAATACCTTACTTACCGCGCACGTATGGAGCGAATTGTGACCAAAGAGACCTACTCTATTGGATGCCACGCTCATGGAGACCCTTCCTTAACTCTTTTCCTTTATAATTTGGTTAAGTATGCGTTATTACGTTACAGAGAAAGTCTTTTTGAACAATTTAATTTTCAGTTAGGTACAATTACGGCTAGCGATACTATTGAGAATGACGCTTTTGGCGCCGATGATGTTTATTCTAGATTCATTACGCTAAGCGGTCAGGTAGAAGAATATTGGGTTAAAACACCATTTAGAAAATGGGAAGCTATTGATTTTATTGATAGACAGAACGATTTAGTTGTTTCGGGAATTAAGATTTTATCTAATAAGACGGACGGAGAAGAGGAAGATGTTTGGACAACCGTTCAGGACAATGAGGAAGAGTAATCTTTAGTGTATGGAATCGAAAGATATTAAAATTATTAAAAAAATGGTCAAGTCTATGCACAAAGCTTTTTGCAAGGCTTTTGATTATTCAGAAAAAAATAGGAAATCGGGTAAGGATGTCGTACAAGATATTCTAGACCCTAATTATACTGCAGAGGCAGATGAAAACAAAGTTCCGCCTAGAAGAACTGGGGTTATGTATAAGTCTAAAAAGAAGTATTCTAGATCGGATGTAGCTAAAAAGGCCACTCAAGCTCTTTTAGAAAAATACAAAAAACACAAAAAAAACAATCTTTAAGGAAAGTTGGAGATTTTTTATGTCAAAAATTTATTCGCCAGAAGAAGTAGCACGAGCGGTTTTGAAGCGTTGTCAAGAACTTGCAAACCAAAGTAAACTGGTTAAAAAAGAAATTTGCGAATCTAGCAAAGAAGAAGACGCCAAGGATGCTGCTGAAGAACATAAAAAGAAAGATAAGTCTCATAAAGAAACGAAAGAAAAAGATAAGAAAGCAAAAGAACATAAAGAAAAAGAAATGGAAAAATGCGGAGATATGGAAAAATCCGCCAAGCATAAAGAAAAAGAAGTTGAAAAGTGCGGAGATATGAAAAAGTCTTCAAAACTTAAAGAATGGATGAAAAAGAAGAAAAAGACCGACCTTAAAAAAATGTTCGGAAGAACTGCAACTTCAGCCGAAGGAAGTGTTGCTCCGCCACCGCCACCAGCGCCGGGCACTTCCATTGCCGACCAGATTGGTTTTGGTAAGGCTCAAAAAATGGACAAATGCGGAACCATGAGCAAAGAAGAGTCGCTAACATCTAAAGCGGTAGGGCTTAAGCCAATGGCTTCAGATAAAGTAAAACCGCCAAAAGCAGATGAAATGCCACCCAAACCTAAGGCAGCGACTACTCTTAAAAATTATATGGAAAAAAGAAAAAAATAATGGCACGTAAAAAAGATCAAGATATGGACACTGAAGATTACATGGAAGTTGCAAGGCAGCTTAGAGCTACCATGGTGACTATAAAGGAAGATAATACGGACACTAGACAGGCTTTTCATAAGTTTTTCATTAAGATAAAAGAAAAATTGAATCTTAAACCTGAAATGGAAATTGTTCTATGGAAACACTTGCAAGCAACGGAAAACGATAAGCCTGAAAAGTTTGCAGAAGGTGTTCGTAGCTTTGGATATAACTTAAATTAATTAGAAGGAGAAATATATGGCTCAAACTTTAACTACGTCTTTTATCACTACATCAGTGCCCGGCTCCTACGCTGAAACTCTGGTGAAGTCTGATCCTGTAGGTGTTGCAGCCTCAGGCGTTATTGCAATTATTGGTGAAGCTGATGGTGGCGACAGTTTTTCTCAAGAAGAAGATCTAAAAGAAAACTTTTTTGGCCCAACACAGGTAGATCGCGTTACCCAGAAGTACGTCTCTGGCCCAATCGTTGACGCTGTAAGAATGCTAAGCACTCCTTCCGCTGATGCAGACATTACTGGTGCTCCAACTAGAATTTACGTACTTAAAACAAACTCTTCAACTAAAGCAAGCTCCGCGCTTCCTTCGTACGGAACTATCTCTGCTAAAGTTGCAGGTGCCGATGGGAACAAAAATAAATACGAGATTACACACGTTGATGATGAAATCGCCCCAGCACTGAGCGGTGCTACTATTACTAACTTTGCTGCCCTGTCTGGTGTGCAGTTTGGTGTTCGTTTGAATGGTGGAGCTGAAGTGGTTGTTGACTCATTTACAGGTGTACCTACCGACTATGACACAATTGGTGAAGTAATTAACCTTCTTGACACCGACCTTCCTGCGGGAATGTCATGCGTTGCAGGTACAGCTCCAAACTCAATCAAGATATTGATCGACCCTGACGCAGTTGCTTATCAAAAAGGATGGGGTAAGAGTTTTGAATTGATAGAGATCACCCCCGGCGGTCTTGCTGCCTTAGGTTTGCAAGAAGGTCTGGTGGTTTCATCTGTTGAACCAAAAGCTCAAATCGACATTAAGAGAGCGGACATTAACTTAAATGAAAGCTTTAGCGCTGCCGCAGAAGTTGCACTTGCGTTGGGTTATCAAGGTACTACCGCTACTGTAACAATCACCTCTACCACTCTTTCAACAACCGTTACTGGCGGATCTGGTGCTAACCTTACACTTCAATTGTCACAATTCTCAACCATTAAAGAACTTGCAGACTTCATCGCCTCTCAGCCCGGCTATTCAGCACAGGCTCTAGTTGGCTCTACCTCCCTTCCAGTATCGGCGCTCGACAAAGTAACTGCAGTTGGTATATGCTCAACGGGTGCTGGAAGAAAGTCAGGAAGAATTAAAAAGTCTGTCCATAACGTTAAAAAAGCTGTAAATGCAAGTCAGGCTGTTGAAATTACTGTCACTGCCAATGCGGGATTGCCAGCAGAGACAGCTAGCGCAGTGTTTTTGACGGGCGGAGCTAAAGGTGCGACTTTGGCCGCCAATATCGTTAGTGCTATCGAAAAGCTCGAAGGTATTGACGTTAACTTTATCGTACCTCTCTTTTCAAGAGATTCTGCCCAAGACATTTTGGATGGCAAAACAGAATCAGGCTCTTCTTATACCATCTCAGCTATTAATGCTGCAGTAAAAAACCACTGCTTAAAAATGAGCACAGCAAAAAACAAAAAAAGCAGAACCGCATACTTGTCAATTTGGGGTAGCTACTCTGCTGCTAAAGCTGAAGCTTCATCTCTCTCCCACTACCGCATGTCCTTGGCGTTCCAAAAAGTAAGCCAAGTTAATGCTCAAGGGGAAATTGAAACCTTCTTGCCTTGGATGGCGGCAGTAAATGCTGCTGGTATGCAGGCAGCTGGCTTCTATCGCTCTATCTTGAACAAGTTTGCCAATGTAGTTTCTTACATAGATCCTGCTGGATACGACTCTAACAATCTTGATGATCAAGAAGACGCTCTACTTGCTGGACTTCTGCCTCTAACCAAAGATGTTGCTGGAAATAAATGGTTGAGCGACCAAACTACCTATATCCTTGACAAGAACTTTGTTTACAACAGCTCTCAGCTTGTTTACGTATCTGATCTTCTGTCTCTTGATCTCACCGCAAGTCTGCAAAGAGCCTTCGTTGGTAAATCACTGGCAGATGTAGATGCAGGTACTGTAAGTGGATTTATAGTAAGCAAGGCAGACTCTTACAAGAAGCAAAAATTGATTGCTGCTTCTTCTGACGCTCCTGCTGGCTTCAAAAATCTCAAAGTCTCTATCAAAGGAGCGGTAACTGAGGTAGCTATAGAGTTTAAACCTAGCGGCTCTATTTACTTTATCCCTGTAACTATCACTCTATCTCAAATAAGCTCAGAAGCTTAAAAAAAGGCCCCTTTCGGGGCCTTTTTTATTTCATGTCAAATCCTAGACTTTCGGCTTCTTTTTTAGACAAAAAGTTTCCGCCTTTCTCGCCTTCCCTGCGAGTACGAATATAATCAATCTTTTTAAAAGAAATAAACGTTCCAGTCGGTTCTTGCACCATAAAAACTGTGCCGTCAGCAGCTTGGAATGTTTCTCCAACCCCCAAACTCATCAAGACCTGCTCTAGTTTAGTGTCCACCTCTTTAAGACGAGCTTTAAGGGCTTCTTTTTCGGCAACGAGACTCACCATAGAATCGCGTAGGCTGTTAACGGACGTCAATGGAGAGACATCCGCTACGCTTGTTGAGTTTAAGGATTCTTTTAAAGTTTCTAACTGTTCTTGTGTAAATTCCATATTGCCCTCCTATTCAATTTCGTTTAAGTCTACTAAAATATTACCAGATCTGTCAAGTATCCCGTGGTTAATTAGATTCATAGCATTTCTGCCATAAAAACCCTGCAAACTCCACGCAGCTCCTGTTTTAACCAATTCCGAAAATAATTTAATTTCATCTACTTCCGACAACATACCTTCCTCATAAGCGATAACTTGGTCGATCATTGCATGCTCCTTTGTCTAGCCTTTTCTGCTTTATCTAGTAATTCTACAGCATAACTTAAAGCTTTGCAAGCTAATTTTATATAAATAAAATAGCTAGCGTTTTTTCCTGTTTTTTCAATGGTTTTCTCTATTTTCAACTCACCAAACTCAATGTTTAGAAGCTGAATTTGTTTTTCAATGGGTTTTTTAATATCTTTAATCATGACTGTATATTTGCACAAAATGAGCTGAGAGTCAACCGTGGTATATCAAATTATGAAAAGAAAGTGCGCCTATACAGGAAAAGAGAGCCTTTGTACTGATAAGGTTATACCTAGAGAGTTGTCTGACGAAGAAATACATAATTGGACTAACTCTTTGCCGTGTTCAATTGAGTATAAGGAATCCAAAGGCGCAGATTTCCCTAATGACTTGGAGGCTGAGATTCATGAAACTTTCTATCTTCTGGAAATTTACCGATGGAAAGTTAAGTATTTAGAAAAAAAGTTAGAAATATTACAACAACAAAACAATACAAGACGGCCAATAAAAAAAACAGGGGCTGCTCAAAAAAAGAAAGAAAAAGCTAAGGAAAAGCAAATCGAAGCGGCAATAAAAGAAAAACAAATCGTAGAGGATAACTCTTTAAAAATAGAGGAGTTTTTAAATACCAAAAAGAAAACTTTATTTTAGGTGGGCTATGAATTGCGATGGATGCAAAAAAGAGTTTGAAGTGCTAAATGTATTCAGTCCCTATGGGCACGACAATCCCTTTATTAGAGAGGAATCGGCCAGAAACACGGGGTATTGTGATGTTTGCTTTAATATTAAACTGGAAGAGCTGGAAAGCATGGTATATGAGAATACGGAGGAGAAAACCGCATGAGACGAGTCAAAGAAGCAGAAAAGATTTTTACCAGCGATTTAGATAAAATTCAAAACGTAATTGTTTCTACACTGGACGATGTAGCTAAAATTGTTGGATCTACTCTTGGGCCGGGAGGGCGCGTTGTAGCGATTGAAAGTATGCTTCCAGACATCCCCCATTCAGTAACAAAAGATGGGGTTTCGGTATTTAGAAGTTTGGGAGCTTCCAACGCTCTTCAGCAGCTTATTATTGAAATTACACGTGAAGCGGCTATTAAGACCGTATCCGAAGCTGGCGACGGCACTACTACTTCAACTATTTTGGCTGCGGAATTTACTAAAAATCTCTATAAGTTTTGCAAAAATAATCCCAAATACCCGCCGCAAAAAGTGGCGCGAATTATTAATAAGCTTTTGAATCAGAAATTTTTACCCTACATTGATAAAAATGCTATTAAAATTTCAAGCAAGAAGAAAAATCTAGATCTTTTGGAAAAAGTTGCTAATGTGTCGGTAAATGGCGACTCCGATATGGCAAAAGCTGTAATCTCCGCCTTTGAAATGACAGGTTTTTCGCAGGGATCGCATATTACTATTCAGCAGCTTTCGGGCCCATCTGACAAATATGAGGTGAGTCTAATTGAAGGCTTCCCCGTCTCGATGGGGTATGAAGAGTCAATTGGTAAATTTCACCCTGCTTTTATTAACGATAAGGGTAAGTTGAGGTGTGTACTTGAAAAACCACTATTCATTCTGTTTGATGGTAAAATTACCGATATAGTCCAGATCAAGAATGCCTTGGAAGGTATTGGCCAAGAATATACCAATGGGAACTCAGATTTTAAAAACGTGGTTCTTGTAGCTCACGGCTTTTCCGACCAGATTTTGACAACCCTTGCTTACAATTTTAACGACCCAACAACCATTAACGTTGTGCCGTTTAAAACTCCAATCAATGCGATTATTAACTCGGAAACACAATTCCTCTATGATTTGGCGGCGTTTACGGGAGCTAAGATTTTTGATATGAACAACCCTATAAACAATGCTAAGGGTGACGAATTTGGCTTCGGAATGGAAAGAATGGAAATTTATAGATTCCGAGCAACTGTAATTGGAGACCCCGATCCCACACTGGTTGAAGTGAGAGCCGAAGAAATTAAACAGCAATCCAAGCAGGCCAGCTCCAAACTAGAAAAAATTCTATTGGAAGAGAGACTTGGTAAGTTGACTTCTGGAATTGCCGAACTTAAAATCTATGGAGCTTCTGTTGGCGAACTTAAGGAGAAGGCTGATCGTGCAGAAGACGCCGTATTGGCAGTAAGATCTACTTTAAGTGATGGGTGTCTGCCGGGCGGGTGTCGTACTCTGATCAACCTAGCTTTGGAGTTGCACGAAGACAAAGATCCCATTGTCAATGAGGTGGTGATTCCTAGCCTATTCGCTCCGTTTTACCGTTTATTGGAAAATGCAGGGTATAATTTAGAAGAAATTGAAAAGATTCTATCTCAAATGATTAGCAATAAAGACCTAGTAATGAATGTGGAGACGGGGGAATTTGGTGAAGCGACTGCCTTAGGTATATTTGACGCTATGCAAGCAGTTAGGCAGTCGTTAATTAACTCTGTAAGTATTGCCTCTACTTTAGGGACGTGCGGCGGTCTAATTGTTCAACCAAGAATTCGAGAGCTTGAAATTCAAGATGCTAAGGACGAAGCAAACTTTAGAAGAACGTTAAATAACGCAGAACACTTTATAAATGAAGCTAATGAGAGGGGGTAATGTATAACCCCTCGGTCTTGCTTGAAGTTGGAAATCTTCGGAAAGAAATAGAAAGAATGAAAGAAAACACTCTTAAGAATAAAATTAAAAGATTTTTTGGGATTAAATGATTAAAAATGAAGAAATAGAAAAGCTAAAAAAAGAGCTAATTTTTAAACCTCTTAATTCTAAAGAGGAGCTTAGAGATTGGCTCTATCTTTATTTTGATATCTATTTTCCTATGGGGGTTGTCTACCCCACCTCTACTCATGGCCCTATTGACGCTATGTGGAGAATCTATGAGCTTTTTAAAACGGGCGAGACCAAAAAAGTCCCTCAAGCCGTGATGGTAGCTAGTAGGGACTCATTTAAATGCCAAGCAGAGGGTAGTAAGCTTATAACTAAAGAAGGCATCAAAAACATAGAAGACATTAAAATTGGAGATGTTGTCTGGACAGGATTTTCTTGGCAAAAGGTAACTAATTGGATAGATGACGGAATAAAAGACGGGGTTAAAATTACTACGAAATATGGCTACAATTTTACAGGCACCCCAATTCACAAATATTGGGCACTTAGGGACGGGGTTGAACAATGGATAGAGTCTAAAGATCTAGATCCCGAAAAAGACCTTATATGTCTTAACTCTAATGTAGATTTGCAGTTTAAAGTAAACAACGAAAAGTATGATTTAGGCTATTTTTTAGGAATACTTGTCGGCGACGGCTGCTTATCTTTTTTAGATTACGAAAAAAACTCCCCCTTTTTTGCTCTGACTACGGTAGACAACTATATAAAGGATTTTTTCTTTAATTTTTGTGAGAAAAATTGGGGTTATACACCTAAAATTGCGACCGATAAGATAACCTACAGAGTAAGCAAAAAAGATGCCATTAATTTTGTAAAAGAATGCGGTCTTAAAAATAGCCTTTCTTATCAAAAAACTGTACCAAAAATTGTGTGGACAGATAAATCCATTGCTCTTGGCTTTATAAACGGTGTCTTTGATACGGACGGTACGTTTGAAAAAACTAAGAAAAACGCTTTATTTCAGATGTGTGCCGAAACACTTTTGAGAGAAATGCAAATATTGCTTCTTTCTTTTGGGGTGGTGTCGTCTTTTAGAAAATCTAAAAATTTGGTTAAATTTAAAGACCCATCTTTAAAACAAAATCATTTGACTTGTTATCTAACGATAAACGGTCACGACCTCGTTAAATTTCAAAAACTTGGCTTTACAAATAAATCCGCAAAAGCTAGTAAATTTAACAACGACATTAAAAAACCTAACTGCCATGATGTAATAAGCTGGTCTCAATTAGGGTTTTTAGTAGAAGTAATGAACCTTAAAAAAATAACCAAGAAAACTGCTGGTAGAAAAATAAAAACACCCATTAATCAATATAGAAGTAAAACTTACGGCGGAGTCGCTACAGATAAGTTGGTACGTTTTATTGAGTGGGCAAAAGAAACTATTGAGATGGGTGGATATAGAGAAGAGGACATTCCTAAAGTAGTTGACTGCATTAAAAGAATAGAGTCGTTGGTTAAAAACAAATGGCTAACTTTTACTAAAGAGGATGTAAAAGGTGTTCATTTTTATGACCTAACAGTGGAAAATGACCATAGTTATTGGAGCAATGGGTCTATAAGCCACAATACTTTATCCGCTGCCGCCATCGAAGTTCTTTTATTTTTGCATTTCAGACTGCCCATGGCACATGCCGCCGCCATTAAATTCCAAGCAGGGGCTTGTGTTAACTACGTCAACACAATGTTCAGAAAAATCAGACCGTATCTTGAAGCTCATGGTTGGACAAAAACATCAGATAATAAAACCCTAATTGAATGGCGCACTCCAGAAGGTGACGATATCTCTCTTACTGTTTTGACTGCAACCAAAGAAGGGTTTAACAGCCGTCACGTACCTCTTATGGTTTTGGACGAGCTAGATCTTATGGATGCAGGCGCATTCCAAGAATCTCGAATGGTTCCTTCAATGTATAAAGGTATGCACCCCTTGACGCTTATTCTTTCCACTAGAAAATTTGCATCGGGCCTTATGGAGTCCCAGATCGCCCTCACCCCAAAAATCGGCGGTGAAGTTTATCGCTGGAACATTATAGATGTATCTGAAAGAATTACGCCCGAACAGGCTGAAGTGGACAAACCCAAAGTTGTTCGGTATGTAACCGCAAACCTCCCAATGCAAAATTTGTCAGAAGAGGAATGGAAAGCCTTGCCCGATAAAGAAAAAAATAAATTTGAAAAGTTTGAAGCGTATGCAGGCATAGCAGAACATCCTTTATTGCCTGTTATGCGCCACTATCTTGTTCATAGACCTCAACAAGACCATGGCTTTTTGTACAAACCTGTAGAAGCTGTTTTAAACAACTTTAGAGGTACAACGCCTGAATTTGCTGATGCCCAGCTTTTATGCAACAAGCCAAGTTCGGCAGGTCTTGTATATCCCAGATTCGACTCTCATTTAAACGTACTTACTATACCCCAAGCTTGGGAGAAGATCACTGGTAGTGAAAACCGCTATGCTACTTATGAGCAATTAAGGCAGTTTTTAATAAAACTTGGGTGTGTTTTTATTGGGGGTGGAGATTTTGGGTTTAGCGACTCGACCGCTCTAGTGGTGCTTTGTGTTTTGCCGGGAGGACATATTTTGTTGGTGGATAGTTTTATAGCTCCCGGCCTTGAACCAGAGGATGTTGTAAAACAGATGCTAGAGATGAACGAAAAATGGCAAATCGATAGATGGTACACCGACCAAAACCGACCCGACATCATCAAAACTTTTGTAAGAAGGGGCGGCAAGGCTCCTAAATTCGACAAGGATGTTGCAGAGGGTATTGGTGCTTTACAGTCCAAAATTGTGGACTCAAATGGCGTTAGAAGGTTTTTTGTTTTAAATGTGCCTGAAAATCAATTTGTGATTGATATGTTTGCTAATTATAAATGGGCTCTGGATAGCAAAGGCGAGATTGTGGAAGGAAAGCCCTACCATGATAGAGACGGTGTTTCAGACATGGCTGACGCTATACGTTATCCTTTCCAGAACTTATTTGGCGCTTCCAAAAAAGTTACGTTTGCTACTGCAACTTCAGACCCCGCCTTAACAAAGCCTAAAATGACGGGCTCTTTGGAAGAAATGGCTAAGCAAGCAAATAAGCAGCTTATGCAAGAAAAAATGAACGAGCTTGTTCCAGAATCTAATCGTCAACCTGAGAAAAAGAAGGGGGCGAGAAAGATCCTTTTCATGTGATTTTTCGACAAAAACGGCCAAATAGCCGTAAATTTGCGAAAAAAAAGCTTTAAAAGGCAATCTTTATATAAAATCGGAGAAAAACATGGCTAAATTAAATCTTCTAACCTCTATTCAAGTTTATAAAGACTCTTCCCCTACAAACAATCCGCTTCAATCAACCGCTAACTGGACTAATAGTCAGATTGGGGTTGAGGTGTCCGAACCAGAAACTAAAAACCTTAAAATCCAACCTCAACAGTCAGAAGTGCTGTTTTCTGGAGTTGTACCAACAGACGCAAATAACACCACTCTATACAGCATCCAAAAAAAGGTAGGAGTTTCAAATATATACATCCTTTCTGCGGTTGGCGGAACATTGCCAAATTTTAGACAGAATCGAGGAGTTAACGCCAACAATACTACCCAAATCACTATTTCTAAATCAGGCGCTCTTATGACTTTAACCCATTCTGGAGGGACAGCGCCTAATTTCAGTAACTTACAGTTTGGAGATATTCTTGAATTGGGTAACTCTTTTGATGTCCTAAACCGTGGAAAATTTAAAATCCTTTCTTATACCTCTAACACTGTAACTGTTGAAAATTATGCTGGAGTGGTTGAGGTTGTAACTTTAGCTAATGGAAACGACCTTATTGCTTATTCGGCTAATGGCGTTCAAGTTGGCCAAAAAGTTAAAATTGGCGCTAACTTTGCTGGTTATACTAGAGGTGTTTACGAAATTACTGATGTGGGCCCAAACCACTTAGAATTTAATTCAGCTAAGGGAATCCCCGCAGAAAGCAACGTACTAGCATCAATCGTGGTATATAAAAATAGCAAAAGCTTTCTCTATATTGAATACGATAAAGTATGCTCTCTTACAATTAATGGGGTTGAGAGAAGCGGCCTAAAACCCCTGTCTGTAGGGGCCAAAAAAGCGGCGGGATTTGTTTTGGAAGTTAGTGATATGTATAGCGCAGAAATTAAAAACGAAAGCACAGATGCTATGAATGTTTTGCTTATTAGTGCGGAGTAACCATGAGTGATAAGAAAAAAATCATATTGGATGCCGCAGAAGTATCGACAGCTCAAGAAATCCAAGACATTTATAATGAAGCTGTTATAGCTAAATCGGCTGCACCAACGACAACCGCCGACCTTATTAAAAGTGCCATGGGTTTTGTTCAATCGGGCAAGCGAGTCCCCCGACTTGCTTTTAACGAAAATCCAATGCAAAAAGACTCCTACGCAGGCGTCTTTAAGTATAAATCAACATCCCTACCGTTTCAGGTAATTAAAAAAATTCGAGTTCAAAACCTCTTGGTCGCAGCAATTGTTCGCACCAGAGGCTCACAGATGTCCATGTTTGGACATATTAAAAATAATCGCTTTGATATTGGGATTGAGCTTAAAATCAAAAAACAATTTAAAGATAGTATCGAACCTGAAGAATTAGAGCAAATCAAGGACAGAATGGATCAGTTCATTAAACTGTTGCTTGATTGCGGAAAAACCGAAGGTCTTAGAGAAAAAGATAAAATGACTCTTTCTGAGTTTTTAAGCTTGCAATGCCAAAACGGCGTAAGTTTTGGCTGGTTTGGTACAGAGTTGATTTGGGAAGATCCCGGCACTTACAAAAAACTTCACAGGTTTAGACCAGTAGATTCAGGGAGTATTTATCACGCCCTTAAGCGTGGCGAATATGCGGAGGGCACTCGACAATCCTCAATCAGGTGGTTAGAAGAACAACAAGGCATTAAAATTAATAAAGACATCTTGCAAAAAGATGAATACGATTATGTGCAGGTGATAGACGGAACCCCTAGACAAGCATTTACCAGTAAAGAGCTTATTATGTACAATTTATATCCGACTACGGATATTGAACATAATAGTTACCCAATCACCCCGCTTGACACTGTAATTAATGCCGTTACAACCCACTCCAGCATTGAAGTGTATAATAAGCTATATTTCCAAAACGGTAAGTCAGCTAAAGGTATGCTGGTTATTAAATCGGACAATATTGACGAAAATACCATTCAGGATATGAAGCAGCAATTCCAAGCTTCAATCAACAACGTCAATAACTCATTCAAGATCCCTATCTTTGGTGTCAGCAGAGAAGATGAAGTGGCTTGGATCAGTACCATGCCAAACCGCAAAGACGGTGAGTTTGAATATCTTTTTGATCAAACTACTCGAAATATTCTTGCCGCCTTTAACATGTCTCCTGACGAATTGCCCGGCTTTGCCCACCTAAGTCGAGGCGCAAACCAGCAAGCCCTGTCTGAAGGAAATAATGAGTTTAAATTGACAGCGCAGCGTGACTCGGGCATTAGACCGCTAATTCTAAAGTTTCAAGACTTTTTTAATGAAAAACTCTTTCCTTTGCTAGATCCAGAACTAAGTCAGCTTTGCGATATCCATTTCTCAGGTCTTGATGCGGAAACCAGACAGCAAGAGTCTAACCTGCTTATGGCGGAAATGCCTATTCACATGACTTATGATGAAGTTATGGACATCGTAGACAAGACCGCTATAGGTGAGGAATGGGGCGGCCGAGTTCCAATGAACGAAAGGTATCTTCAAGGGATTGACAAATATTCGGACGTATCGGACATTGTTTCAAAGTTCTACAAAACACCGTCAGCGCAAGTAGACCCTGTTCTTAAATATAAACGAGATCAGTTCTGGATGCAGAACATGCAGATGCTTTCTCAATTCAACCCTGCAGCTCTAAAAGCGTATTACGCCCCTAAACCACATGCACTTGATATTTTAAAAATGAACGTACAGGACATGTTAGAAGAAGATGAGGTAGAATAATGGAATCAATATACAAAACAAAATACCAAAGCCTTAAACAAAGATATCAAACAGACCTTGATACAGCTTTTCGTTTGGGATATGAAAAAGGCGCTCAAGACGCCCAAATAGAAGCCCAAATGCAACAAATACAGATGCAGCAACAGCAAATGGCGGCTCAACAGCAAATGGCGGCTCAACAGCAAGCCATGGGGCAGCCGCAAACGGGCGCACAAGGCGAGGAAATGTCTCCAGAAGAGCAAGCTACTGTAGGCGCACAAGGTGGTGAACAGCAAATGCCACCAGAAATGGCGGGTGCGGCAGGAGGCGCTCCGATGGGTGGAGAGCAAATGCCACCAGAAATGGCTGAGCAAGGTGAGCTTGATGAGAAGATTCAAGAGCTAGAAAGTCTTCTAAGTAAAGGGGAAAAGCCTAAAATCCTTGATTTACGTAAAGTGGTTATGGAGCTTTCTTCTATTAGGAAAAATCAAATCGAAAACCTTAACAAGAAATCTAAAAAAATTGAAACTAAACAGAGATCTATAGTTAAAAATATTCTAAAAAAGTGGCAAGAAGAGTCAAAATCTGTAACGTCAGATCTTGACAAAATTTTAGAAACTGAAGGTTTGAAGCTGGGTGAATAATGAGAGGGCTTTCTTATGGCGCCCTTAAAAAAATAGCTAACCTAATAGACCAACATTTTGATTCGATTGGTTTAAAATTTTTAGGGCTCATTCCAAAATCTAGAGGTAGCCGCATATTCTTTGACGCTGAACCAGACAGCTTGGTTTCTCTTTTCTTAGAAGCTCTAGACACTAAATCCCCCACCAAAACCGAGGAAGATACTTTAAAATCCATCCTTACTATAGCAGATGGGTATGTAGATGCCCTAAAAGAACGCACAAAAGCTCAGGTGCTTCAGGATATAAATGCTTACGTCAACGACCAAAAACGCCAGAAAAAGCCAATTGATGTCAGCAAGGTGAATGAAATTTTTACCGAAAAAATTGATAAAGCAAAGGCGCATTTTGAATTAATAGCGGGGCAGGAGAGCTACAAAACAAAAAACATTGCCTCTGCTTTAAAGTTCACAAGGATTGGCGAAAGTTTAGGTGAAAGTGATCCGACAGTGTTCTTCGTGGTTACACATGACGACCGCACGGGCCCGTATGAATACATCCTTCACACACTACCCGATAAAGTAACCCCACGCCTTTGGAAACTGTCTGAGGTACAAAGCTCTTATTATAAGCCGGGCGATCAATACCCAAGCTTTTCTGGGCTTCACGTTAATTGTTTTACTGAAACTCAAAAACTGTACACAAAAGAAGGACTAGTCACCTTCAAAGAACTTTTTGAAACCCAACAAAAACCAACAGTTATGGTTGATGGTAGGGTGATCAACAAAAAAATTCCAGCAAACCACCTAGGCAAGGAAGTGCCGGGACTGGTAAGGCTAGATCCTCACATTAAAAGGCCCGCTAGATTTTTTGAAACAGAGCCAATTTTTTACACAGGCAAACAACCTGTATTAAGGCTGCATTTAACAAGCGGGCATGAAATAGAAGTTACAGAAAATCACGAAATGTGGGTGAGTACAGGAAATGCCCAATGGGGAAAAAGAGTGGCTCACACCTTAAAGGTTGGTGATAAAATACCTTTAGCTGCCTATTCCGAATGTTTTGGTAAAGATCATTTCCCTGAAGAAGCTGAACTTATAGGTAATCTTTTCAGAAAAGATGTTCAAAAACCAAAAAAAGTGCCAGAAAGATTGTTCAAAGCAGACAAAGAAACCGTTTCCGCTTTTTTAAGAGGATTGTGCAAGGCAGATGAATATTTTGAAAGTAATCGTATAGTTTTATATCAAAATGACTTAGAATTTCTCAAACAAATTCAACTGTTAATAAGTATGTTTGGTTTTGTATCTAAAATTCATCATCATAGCAAATCCTCAATGAAAACCATAACTTACTCTGACGACGCAAAATTTAAAAACGCTAAAATATCAAAAATAGAAAAATTAGGTGAACTTGATACTTATTGTCTTACTGAACCCATAACCAATACCGTCACCGTAAATGGTATAATTACAGGACAATGTAGATGTAAACTTAGCTACTTACCTAAAGGTTACGGCTTTGGGAGCGACGGTAGAATCAAATTTATAGCCAAAGATCATGATGAATTTAAAGTACAGCGAGAAAAGTACGGACTTCCTGAAGTTCCTCAAAAAATATCTAAAAAAAGATCTTGACGTTTAAACATTCCTGTAGGATAATCTTATTAAGATCAGCAACAAAAGGAATGTTATGACAGACCTGACAGTAGCCACAACAATCCTCCAACAACTTGGCGGTAAAAGATTTATCCTTATGACAGGGGCTAAAAATGTAGGTGGAGGGTCTGACTATTTATCTTTTACACTTCCTAAAAACTCAAAAAAGATTTCCCATGTGCTTGTTAAGTATAACAAGGGAAGTGACACCTATTCTATGAAATTTATGAATGTTAGAGGTGTTAACGTTAAAAATGTAGCAACTTATGACGATGTATATTGCGATATGCTACAAGAATTGTTTACAAAAGAAACTGGCTTCTACACAACACTCTAGGAGGAAAATATGAGACTGCCGAACTGGTATAAATCTTTTGGATGGAAAATTGATGTCCTAATTGTAGTAGCTGCTATGGTATATCTTTTGCAGAGAATGTAATATGGATTTAGAAAAAATTAAAAACCACCCTAGAGTTGAGCTTAGAAAAAGACTTGTATCTCTGCATAAAATTACCAAGGGAAGCTATCTGAAATATTCTTCTACTGGAAATCTTTCCTTGTACAGTAAAGACGGTATAAAAATAGCAAAACTGGTGACTGACTGTGAAGGTGATAGTTATATTAAATTTAACAATAGCATGAGTAAATATTTTTAAGGAGCCTAAGTGAAAAAAGGCAAACATAGAACTTATGCCGAAAAAGAACGTGACGGTGAAATTAAAAGATTAAAAGACTCAAACAGAAGATTGAAAAGTGAAAACGACAGATTAAAATCAGAATTAAAAACGTACCGAGTTGCTTTTGAAAAAAATATTCAATTCCTAAAAGGTAAAACAAAAGATCTTACGGTTGAAGAGCTTATTGAGGGTGCAAAAAAAGAGCAAAGTCTCAAGGAGATCGAGACCCAAAAAGAACTCACCTTCAAGGAATTGGAGAAAAAATGGAAGTGCTTTAAATGCGGCACTGGCGTTATGAGGATTATTTCTTATATGCGCCCCGATGGGGCTTGGTACATACGTAAGTGCTCGAATTCACAATGCACTAACAGAACCAAAGCCCAGCCTTGGAATGACAAAGTAGAAGGCGTAAAATAATTTTAAAAAATAGCTTGCATTTTGTTTTTGCGTGTTGTATTATTTCTGTATCGGAGGAATTTATGAATAACGTAAAAACTCTAAACAGACCACGCTACTCCAACCTTGTTGCCTCTATGTCTAAAACTATCGTTAAACAAATGAATGCTTTTGAGTATAAGCATAAAAATATGCTACACTATATTAACCCCGATCTTGAAAAAAGAGCTTGGGCAGCAATTGACTCCAAAGATACTTTTAAGATGGACAAGATTATTAAAGAATTCGATAGCTTAATTTAGGAGGCGGCATGAAAACTAGACTAGAAAGAGTTCTTGACGCTTTAGGTTGGCAGGGTGGAACCGTCCACCAAGCCCAAGACGAACTAACTAAAATGGGCCTAAAAGGTTGGGAAATACTAGAGGACAGCCCAGCCAGCTTTGAGCACCTGCTTGAGCTTATAGAGCATAAGGTGAAACAAAAAAACAGAATGAAAGAGCTAAATATAAGTTTTGGTGCACCCAAAAAGGCTTAAAAAATGAACGAAAGATTTCGAGTTAAAACCAAAGATATGAAGACCAATAAGGTCTATGGCGGAGTGTTAGTAGGTGAAGTCCAGAAGGATATGCAAGGCAGGATCTGGTGGCAAAGAGCTAACGGAGAAGTGCAGCAGATTAATCCGCACCCCGACTCCCTTTGGATTGAAAAGGGAAGCGTTGAAGAGTGGGGCTTCCTTAAGCCAGACTTAAGAATTGTAACATAAATAACGTGGTCGTAACATTTTGGCGTTACGACCATTTTTTTCTTTACTTTCTTTAAAATATCCCGTACAATAAATCTATGGGAAATTATCAATACCAAGTAGACAGCGCCCTTAGAGTTTTAAACAACACCCTTAGCGGCAACTATATTGCGGGTGTGGTGGCGGCAGCTCCCGGCGCAGGTAAGACCCAAATTTCCTTTATTTATATTAATGAGTATGTTCGGAAGTTTCCGAACGCTAAAGTTCTTGTTCTTACCCACAACATGAATGTCTTAAAAAACCAATACTTAAACGACCTCGCCAACGCCCATGTTCGGATTGATTTTACGTTTGGCGATTTCCGAACACAAAACGTACAGGTTAAGGTTGGCATTCCCGCTTCTATTAAAAACCTTGATTGGACTAAGATTGACCTTCTGGTGGTGGACGAGGCCCATGAATATTGGGGCGAAAAAATGGTTACGGACATCTATAAGCGTTTGGCTCCAAACCACGTGCTTTTGCTGACAGGTTCTCCTTCCAGCTTTATTATGCACAACCATGCGGTTGACCGTGTTTACAAAAACAATAGAAAATACTTTATTGATTTTATTGCAGGGTCTGATTTAGCTAAAAACGACGTATTTGCATCCGTTACCTTGGACTGCATAGATAGTGGTGAGACTACCGCCCAAAGTCTTGAAAACGCCCTTAATAGGGCTAAAGCGCAAGGGTACGACATGAGCAAGATTATGATTGCTTGCGCTAATACTGAGCAGGCAAATATTGTTTCCTACCAGATGGGAATTAGGGGGCGTAAGGTGGCGCTTTCTACATCCAACAATGACAGTGATTCTGCCGAGTTTGAAGCTTTTTTAAAAGGTGAAAAAGACGTTTTAGTTGTTGTCCGTAGAGGAATTCTTGGGTTCTCTGACAATAATTTATCTCTTGTTATTGACATGAAGTGCAGCCCTGATTTAGACACAAGGAACCAACTGTTTGCTCGAGTGCTGCGTAAGAGCCCAAAAGGTATTAAAAAGGCATACATTACCGTACCTTCTAAAGATAAGGTTAAAGGTGAAGTGGCCATGTTGAGAAAACTTGTTGATTTTATGAAAAGAGAAAACTTCTCGACTTATTTGGGCGTTTAATAATTCCAGCGCCGAACCTTGTCTTTTCTGGAATCAACGTGAATAAATTTCTTATTGTGCCTTGCGTCTCCGATCGCTTTGAAATGCTTTTCGCATGCAGCGTACAAGGCATTTAAATCAGACGCTGTAATGTCGGCAGCGTTTCCCTGAGGGTGCTGGCTTGTATCGGTCGAACCAATTGCCCTGTTGTGCTTAAGACAGCGGTAGCCGCTGGTTACGGTCATGGATTTTCCGTAATCGTCTCGAACTTTTTGAAGATCCTCAATCAATTCCTTGCTGATTTTTTGGTTTACGCAATCGGCGTTTTTACATTTACACTCAAACTCTAAACTATTGAAATTCTTAGAAAGTTGTATTTTTTCACCTTTTTTCCATGTAAAATAACTCATTTAAAAATCTCCGTTTTTATTAAAGATTGCCTATTGTGGTATATCTGATCATGATAGAATTTGAAATTATATCGCCATCAGTGGCACTTATACATAATTACCAGCAACACCTGCCGTCTTTGCGTAAGGAATTAACCTATAGAAATCTTACAAACGTTTACGCGTACAATAAGCATAATCAGAAAAAATGGCTTCAAAGAAAAGACCCGATAGCGTTTGAGGAGGAGGCGGAAAGGCTTAAAAAACTTATTTATCAAAATATTTTATTTAACCATAATGGAAAGCTCGCTACTTACCCGGGCATCATCCCTTACCTAAAAACCCCGCACAAAGTAGTCAATCGAATTGATTACCCGCCATTCAAGCCCCTTCCGTGGCAAGCTTCCCTACCCTTTAACCCTTATAGCTATCAAGAAGAAGCTGTGCGTAATCTCTTAGAGGCCAAACATGCCCATATCAGCGCTGCTACTGGACTAGGGAAAACCCTTATTATTCTTATGCTGGCAAGAAATGCGGGGCTAGATATGGTGATTACAACCCCCGCACAATCTATTTTTGCTGATCTACTAAAAGAGTGCGAAACCTACCTTGGGAAGAACGTAGTTGGAGCTTACGGCGATGGAAAAAAAGATCTCACTAAAAAAATAACTGTTGCAATTAACAGATCACTTTCGATGGTGAAAGAGGGTACTCCAGCTTGGGAGTTTTTCTCAAAAAAGAAAGTTATGATCGTAGACGAAACACATGCGTTTGGCAGTGAAGATTTGTCTAAGACCGCGTTCGGATTACTTAAAGATATCCCCTATAGATTTTTTTTAAGCGCTACGCCAATCAGAATGGATGGAACGCAAACCTTGTTAAATGCCATTATTGGTAAATGTGTTTTAGATATGGATTTGGAAAAGGGGATTAAGGGCGGTTATCTATCGCCCTTAAAATTTAAGATAATAAATACCAGAACCCCTAATACTCTAAACTTTCAAGATCCGATTGAAGCTAAAAGAGAGTATTTTCTTAGAAACCCAAATATTGCAGAAATTGCAGGTAGACTTGGTAACGCCAATTGGACGGTGAAGGGTGAGAACACCCTGATTCTGGTTGAAGAATTGCAACAGATTCAAATGATAGCCAAACATCTAACCGTTCCGTACGGATATGTCCATTCTGGCTCAAAAGCTGAAGCTGAGTCCTATGGCCTCAAGAAGGTGAACGCTACGGAAGAGATCGAAAGATTCAACAAAGGGGAAATAAAAGTCTTAATAGGAACAAGGTCGGTCGCTACGGGAACGAATATTTTTTCTCACCACACCATCAACTGTATGGGCGGGACTTCGGAAGTCGCCACAATGCAAGGCGCAGTCGGCAGATCCACAAGACAGACGGATAAGAGCAAATACGCCCAATATCACAAGCCAAAGCATTTTTGTGTTATTTACGATTTTAACGTAACTAACAGTGAAATAATGGTGCGACAGCTAGAGAAAAGGATTGAATTTTACCGACAATCAGGTGAGGACGTGGTATATTAAGTTATGAAAAGTAAAAAATTTCATGTAGATACAGATTTTCAGCAACTAGCTCAACTTGTGGACTTTAAGCTCACCCAAAACAATTATAAAAAAATGTCTAAAAAAGAGCTTGAAAAAGTGCAGGAAAAACAAGTTAATAACGTCTTCTCTTTGGAAGAAAGTTTTAAAAACACCCTTCTGACGAACGCAGAAGGTAAGCTTGTTTCAGTGTATCAAAAATTCATAGATTATATAAAAAAGGATGTTGGGAATATTTTGGTAGCTCAGTCGTATTTTAGAGAAAAGCAAAAGCATTTTACTAAAATATCTTCTTGCATTAAAAATGACCGACCCAAAGATCTGACGGAATTTCATATAAATTACAATCTAATCTCCTTTATTGTGCAAAATTGGGGAGGGCCGCTTCCTCTTAAAGCTCAAGATATTTATGATCGCTTTATAGAAGCCAGACAAGTGTTAATTGAAAACAACATGCCATTAGCAATTAACAGAGCTTTGACTTTTTATCGCAAAACCAACGAGAATGATTTGTCATTGCTTGATCTAATTAATATTTGTGTTACAGGGCTCGCTGTTGGAATTGATAAGTATTCGGGCCCATATTCTAAAGTTTGGCGATCCGTATGTATTGGTCGCATGGTTGGATTTATGATTAAAGAGTATAGTGAAACATTTGTTAAGCTATACCCTACCGATAAAAAAATTCTTTACAGGGCGAATATAATTAAATATCGCCATAAGATTGAGGACTTTGAGGAGTTAGCGGAGGCAGTTAATAAAAGTTTCTTAGAAGATAAAGCTAAGGGTATGCCAATCCCAAAACTACCTATTTCGGCCCATACAATAAAAAGCCTAATGAATGCGGCCCATTACATTAGCACTGACAGTAAAATTAACGAAGACAACGAGATTTCTGATGAAGGTGCGGGGGTTTATGATTACGTATCAGAATATGAAGGCTCGATAGATATGAGCGAAGAAGCTGAAAATCGAGATAGTTTGCTTAAATTAAGCATGGCTATTAAAAATTTGGACGTATTGCCAAGAAAAATCATTCGTTTAAAGGGAGTTTCTGTATGATTAGTGTCAATAACAAAATCTTTTGCGAAGCATATTCTGGAGGTAAGTCCTTGAAATCAGAGGTTAAATCGGGATTTGCCACAGTTCAGCAAAAAAACAACTTAGTCGGGCTTAGGGTTCTGGCTGATGCGACAGTCGCTTTTGGAACTAAGACCCTTGATATTCCCAAGGGTTCTGTGGTATTCTTTAATGAAGAAACATTGTATATCCACCAACAATACCATGCGCCTATTAAAAACAACGTTTTTGATGAGCCGTGCGTTGTTGCCGACTTCAACCATGTAATAGGGGTAAAAATTGGCTAAATTATTGGTGTGTGGCGACCCCCACACAATGATATCAAATCTAGAAGATTCTCAAAAGCTTTTAGATTTTATACTTGAAAATGCCTTAAAAGCAAAGGTAGACGGAGTTGTTTTTACTGGAGATCTTTTCCATAACCATGCGGTTGTTAGAATTGAGGTTACGGACTTTTGGGTTAGAAATCTTCTAAAGCTGACTGAAAATAATTTAAAATGTATTATAATAGCAGGAAATCACGATATGGTGGGCGATAAAGCCAAGGAAGGCAAATTTAGCGCCGTAACCTCACTTGGCTTAATTCCAAACGTAATGGTAATTGATCAGAAAGATATAGTTACGTTCCCTGACAAAACAGTTTTGGCGCTTAGAGCTTATACAAGTGACCATGCACTTTTCATAAACGACTGTGCTGAAATGAAGGCAAAAGGCGCTAACTATTTAATTGCCCACCAAACTTTCACTGGAGCGACCTATTCTAACGGTTTTTATGCTTCGGACGGTATTGATCCTTCACTTGTAGCTCAGGATCATGTTATTTCAGGTCACATCCACACCTCCATGCAGATTGGTAATTGCTTTTATGTTGGCAGCCCTAAAGCCGACAATATGGCAGACGCCAATATCCCCAAAGGGGTTTGGATTTTAAATTTTAAACAAGATGGTTCTGGTTATAGCAAGGAATTCCTCTCAACAGATGCGGTAGTCACCTGCTATAAAAAGTTTAAGATTGTGGAAGGTGAGGATTTTCCTGTTTTAAATCCAGCGCACAAAAACTATCTAGAATTAGAGGGATCGAATATTTGGATTACTTCTATGAAAAAAAAGCTCAAGAATATGCAAAACCTACAGATTAAGGCAGTCCCAACAGACACAAAACTGTCCACATCAAAAGCAAGAGTTACAGATATAGAGGATTTCCTAACAAATCAATTTAAGCCAATCAACGGTCTAAAAATAGAAGAGGTTCGTCAATTTATTAGGGGGCTTGATGAGTAACGATAATAGCACAATTGTTGATAGTCATCGTAATATGCTGATGCTATCTAAAAACCTAAGCGATTTTCAAATTGAAAATCTAAGGCAGTGGCCATTTGTTTTTTTTAATGGCGTAGAAAATGTATCCGTATCTTGGAACTTTATAGAAGAAAAAGATGGAGAAGAGCTATTTAGTCCGGGATTTGTAACTTTTGACATTACAACCCAAAAAACAAACGATCTTGCAACATCGGTCGTGTTTTTAGAGTCTTGTGTTAAACTTATGTTTTGGTCAGATACTAAAGTAAACATTTTAATTAATGGTGAACCATGGAACAGTCAAACAAAGTCATCAAATACCAAGAAGACTTCTCGGAAGAAGAAAACAAAGCGCTCCAAGAATTCATTAAAAATGGATGTCCCGGCTTAACAAAAGTTGACGAGGACAGGACATTTGAGTGGTTTCGGCTTTACATGTCGGGCAAAAACTATGGAGAAATAGCCTCCATCTGTAACGTCAAAAAAGAACTTGTCCTGTATATTGGGAACAAGCTTAAATGGAATGAAAAAAGGATGTCTTACTACTCAGAGATATCCTCAACCCTTCTTCAGAAGACCGTGACTGTTAAGGCAGAAAGTGCCAACACAATTGCTACTATGGTATCGGCCCTTAACCAGTATTTTGGGGATAAATTTATCAATTATCTTAGAACTAAAGATGCTAAACATATTGACGGTATTGACTCTAAGATGCTGGCGCAATACTACAAGTCCTTGGAAATGTTGGATAAATTGGTTCCAAGCTCCCCATCAGTTGCTGCAACCCCTGCCGTCAATATTAACGTTGGATCAAATGCCAAAATTGAGCAATCCCCTAATGGAGACGTCACTGTAACGACTGACGACTCCGCTAAAGAAATCTTGTCTGCATTAGCAAAATATAAAAAGAAATTGAGCGAAGAAGACGAGGGTTGACCTGCCCAAAATCCCATGATATGATTTTATCATGGGTTTCTTTATTGTATTCCTAGTTATTCAATCTTTTGGTCAAAATAACTCAACTTTTGACTACCTTCCCCCTCATAGGAGAGCTAGCAGGGCTGTGGACACAACTCAGAGAGCTATTTTAGCCTACCCCATGCCCAAAACAATTAAAAAGAATATCGAAACCAAGTTTATTAATTTAGCGGGAAAAGAATTCTCATCAACTATGGGGGTTTTTTATCTAATTTTTGAGAGAAAAGAAATTAGCACAAGATATTTTAACGGCTTAAGGCTTCCCACCCCCTTTTTTCAGGGATCAATAAGACCTGATTTAGGCTATAACTTTGAAACAAACAATGCCTACGGAGGCATATTTTACATAGGAGATTTTCCATGACACATTTAATTTTTGGCTTTATCCTTAGCTCAATCGGGAAAAATCCTGATATGGCATGTTTTGTGCCAAATAACGACACTGCTTACATGAGAGAAAGCTCTAGTCTTGAGAAAAAAATTGAATATAAGAACAACAGGGCGTTAGTTACAGAGAAGACTTCGCTAACTAACGGTTGGGTTTCCATTGAAAAGTATGGTAAAACAATTACCTTTCCCTTTGTCTGCAAAAAAATTAAGTAGACAATGGTATATTCACTTAAGGCATTATCGCCCAAACTACGGAGGAAAAAAATGTTTAAATTTATTTTATTAATGTTATTTACGATGTCGGGGGTTTTTGCCGCGGCACATAGCACAAAAAAAGATCTTCCAGATCTTACGGAAATCATTCTCACTGACGATAACGTGATTTCTATGAAATCAGCTTTTACGTCAGATTCTGTCTCAGAGCTTATTGAGCAAGCGGCAAAGCTTGACTCGCGCCTGCCGGGCGGCCAGCCGATTTACCTGTTTTTGCGCACTCCCGGAGGTTCAATCCAAGCAGGGCTGGAGCTTTTTGAATACCTCAAGGGCCTTAATCGTCCTGTACATACTATCACTCTTTTTGCAGCCTCCATGGGATTCCAAACTGTTCAGCAATTGGGTAAGCGTTATATTTTAGAAAACGGCGTATTAATGAGTCACCGCGCCCGTGGTGGAATTGACGGTGAGTTTGGTGGGGGAACAGCCCAGATGGATACTCGGTATGGTTTATGGCTTCGTCGAATCCAAGCTTTAGATGCTCATACCGTCAAACGCACTAACGGCAAACAAACACTCAAGTCTTATCAGGCGGCGTACGCTAACGAATTGTGGCTTAACGGCAAAGAAGCTGTAGATCAAGGCTATGCTGATGCTGTAGTAAAGGTTAAGTGCGATGCGTCTTTAGAAGGAAAAGTAGAAAAATTGTCAATGAATTTTATTTTTATAACCATTGAAGTAACTATCCCAAAGTGTCCATTGCGCACACGAATCATCAATACCCAAAGCAACATCCACACCAACCGTGGTGTAATGAAAATGCAGGATTTTGTCGCTATCAACCCTTCGTTTAAGACTTGTGAGCAAATTGAAAAAGAAAACGCCGCCAGCTCATACGCCTCAAAAGAGGTTGTATGTGCGCTAGATCCAAATCTAAACATGACTACAATTAATAACGAAATCAAAAAAGCTACAGATTTTTTAATTAAGGACTTGTCTGAACATGTAATTAGAAACTAAGAGGTCTATATGTTGATTAAATTTTACTGCAATAATCCAGACTGCAAAAACGAAATATCAAAGTTTTTTAAGTCTTACAAAGACATCCCACCTTTTTTGGATTGTGGAGCTTGTGGTGTAGGCAAGATGGAGAGGGAGTATTCTGCTCCTTCCTCCAAGTCAACTATTGTGGTAGATAACGGCTTTCAGTCTAAATCCGTCGAAGTGTTGACCGAAGTAGTTGAAAGAGAGGAAAGAAAGGTTAATCATGATTAAATTGTTGAAGCTTAAATTTCAAAATGTGGGTCGTTTTGTAGAAATGCAAAGTATTGATTTCACTAATAAAAGTAAGCTTCTTCAATTTGACGCCAAAAACGAAAATACGGGAGGCTCCTCAGGTTCTGGGAAGTCTACCGTATTTCAATGTATTGATCTTCTTTTAGGAATTAATGGTGCTTCGGCTGCCACCCTACAAAGCCGCCTCACAAAGTCGGGTTTTTTTATAGAAGGGGAGTTTTTAATCAACGACATTCCAGTGACAATTTCTAGGTCAAAAAAAGACGGCCTGATTGTAAGGACTCCAACAGAAACAGTCGAAGGAAATGCAAAAATAGCCTAATAAAAAATCGACTCGCTGTTAGGTATTCCTCGTAAATTGTTCGGCAAAATGGTTCATAAAAAACAGAAAGAGGGTGGGTTTTTTCTAGAGCTTACAGCCAAGGAAAGCTATGACTTTATGGTCGATTGTCTAGGACTTCAGGAATGGGAGTCTAAGTTGGACAAGATTAACGCCTTTTCTAAAGAGAAGGAGTTAACACTTATTCAGCTTCAAAATCAAATCAAAAACAACGAAGAGTTGTTGGGTAAATACGAATCTGATTTGTCGTCAATTACTAAACCTGCCGAGATAGATCAGAACGACTTGGATACAAAGCTAGATATCGCTTTAAGGGCGCTTGATCAAGCCAAATCCAACATAGACACATTCAAAAATCAGCTAGCTCAGGAATTGCAAAACATAGAGCTGGAAAAGAATTCTAAGATCCCTCCCAAGCCTGAAATGGCCGTTGATAAGGAACTTGACGTTCTTAAACAAGAACTAAACAGTATTGCTTCTAAGGAGCTAGAGGAGCGATCTGCGCTTAATAGCGCCCCAATAGAAGAAAAAATTAAAAACGCCCAGATCGCTCTCACTAACATTTCAAAAAAAGAGGTTGAGCTAGAAAATAAAGTTAATAAGGTTAAAGAGCTTAAAAAACAAAAAGAACATATTGTAGCAGCCACCTGCCCCACCTGTTCGCAAAAATGGGTTGGGGAATCTGCCGTAAAAAAAGTCGAACAGCTTTCAACAGAAATTGCCAATCTTACGGCGGAAATTGTTCAGTTTAAAGACATAATAAGTAAAAAAGACATCATCACTAAAGCGCTGGACGGTCTGCGCCTAGAGAAAGAAAATAATGATAAAATGTTATCAGAAATTGCTGTTAAATATGCGGAAATAAAAGCCGCTATTAACAATAAGATTTCCAACCTTAAAAATCTTGAAAGCCAAGCGCTTATTGAATGGAATTCCAAGAGGTTAGAGGTTATTAATAAATATGACAACCTAGCCCGAGAAAAAGAGAGACATTTTCAAAATCTTATCGGCGTCAATCAAGAAACCCAACGGATGTGCGAGAATGACATAAACAACATTCGATCCTTAAAAGACAATTATCAAAAACAGCTAAGTGCTTATAATCAAATGACTTCAGCAATTGGCGTTAGGATTTCTGAGCTTAAGGAAAAAATAGCCCAAGATCGAGCATCAGAAGCTATTATCCAAAAAAACCTTTTGGTGGCAGCAGAATCTCACAGAGCTGTAAAAAATTACACTTTACAAATATTCCAAGATACGCTAAACTTTATTGGGGAATATGCAACTCAAATTTTGAATGCAGTTCCTGCCATGTCCAATGCGACCTTGTATTTTGAAAATTGCAAAGAAACTAAGACGGGCAAGATCAAGGACGAGATTAATTGTATTATTAATTTAGATGGAGAGAATAATATTAACATTAAAACTTTATCGGGTGGAGAAAGAACGGCGGTGGATCTAGCGGTAGATTTAGCGGTTATTGAGGTGCTTGAATCTCAAGCAGGTAAGGGTGCTGACTGGATTGTGCTGGACGAACCTTTTACAGGTCTTGACTCGGTAGGGTGCGAAGCAGCTATAGACATTATTAAACAAATTGGACTTAAAAAAAGAATTATAATTGTAGATCACAATCCAGAAGTCAAAGAAGTTATTGAAGAATCTATTATGGTACACAGACGTGGTTCCGAAAGCAACATTGTAGGAGGATAAGTGGAAGATTTAGAAATGCAAATCAAACAAGACATTCTCCAGTACATGAATATTTCGGAAAAAATGTCTTACAATGATAAAATTGATTTTTTGATGATGATTTTTAAAAAACACATCCTCATCAACAAATCCGACGTGATGCTTCATAAAAAAGATTTACAAGAGATCATTTCTAGATCTAAGCAGCTTTTTTCTGAAATGCCAGTACCAGTTGAAATGGATGGTTCGGACACACCTCTTAATCAAATGGAGATTCCAAATTTGTGCGTGGTTGAGTCCACTATAACATTTCTAAACAAAAATAATTGCCTTAAAAAGTTGCCAAAATTTAAATATAAGAAGAGATGAATACGATTGAATTTAAAAAACCAGACCCTTACTGGAAAATCCAAAGGGTAAAACTCTATGCTGATATAGGTACGTACACTTCTGTAGTTGAATTTGCGGACGGAATGTGCCATATCGTGGTAGATCAAGGATGTTGGAGAGTTGTTAATTGTGGTAGGTTTACCGCTCTATTGACGCCCTATTCAGTAGATTTATTAAAAAAATTACCAAGCAATCCGTACGATTATAAGCCGTACATGGATAGTCTAAACATACCAAAGGAGTAGATATGTCAGAGCAAGACGCAGCAGCACTAAAAAAGAAAATGCAGAAAAAAGATTCCACTTTTACCGATTCTGTAGACGGCCTCCCAGCTACAGACATCAAACAGAACATTCTTCTTTATTCAAAACATTTACACGACACCGAAATGGCGCTTAAAAATGACGAGGACATCAAAGAAGCTCAGGAGGCCCTTAAAGAAATGAAAGCTCCTTACACGGAAACTATGAAGATGTTGAAAGAAAAAATTAATTATCTACATCTGATTCTGAAGGACAAAGAGCTTGAAAAAGAATAAGGCTAAGGATAAGCCAATTTACGACAAGGATGGTCGTTGGGTTGAGGAGCGGGGGCGGATAAAGGGTGCTATTAGACGCGCCTTTCGCCTCCATCCTGCCTTAAAAGAGCTTCTTCAAGAGGCTAGGGTAGAGCTACCACCCAAGACTTTAAAGGACGGCTCTCTTGGCAAAAAAAATCAGGTGAGGTATAGATGCGCCTCCTGTGGTGAGCTTTTCAGTCAAAAAAATGTTCAGGTGGATCATATCAACACCGTTATTCCCTTGGACAAGTCTGAATCGGAAATGTCTTTTGAAGAGTGGATTGTGCTTACTGTTAGGGGTATTTTTTGTAAAAAAGAAAACCTCCAAGTGTTGTGCTCTACAAAAAAGAAAGACTTGCCTGCAGGAAAGCAGAGCTGTCATGGCGCAAAAACAGCTAGAGAAAACTTTATTCGTGAAGAGTTTAAACGTATGAAAGAGAACTCAACATCTTCTATTTACAAAGAGTTAGACGGCAAATCTACACAAGAAAAAATTGCTTTTTTTTCTAAAATGTATGATGATTACATGGTACATAAAGAAGAAGAGAGATTAGCAAAAGAGCGTAGAAAGCTTGAGCGTCTTGCCAAAAGAAAATCAAAAAAATAACAAAAGGATACACAATGTCAATGACAACACCGAGGGCTACGTATAAGCCTTTTGTGTACGAACAGGCGTATAAGTATTGGGAACTACAACAACAGGCTCATTGGTTGCACACCGAAATATCAATGGCTGGGGACATTGCAGACTTCAAATCAAAACTAACCGAATCAGAAAAACATGTTATAGGCCATATTCTAAAAGGATTTACACAGTCTGAGATCTTTATTGGCGAGTATTGGTCAAATAAGGTAGCAAAGTGGTTTAAGCACCCAGAAATTCAAATGATGGCGTCCACTTTTTCCTCATTTGAGTCTATCCATGCGGTGAGCTATGCCTACCTGAACGATAGCTTAGGCCTTGACGATTATGAGGCTTTTTTGCACGATCCAACCACTAAAGCCAAAATCGACAGGCTTATTACTACCAAAGGAAAAACTAAACAAGAAATCGCCAGATCTTTGGCAATTTTCAGCGCCTTTAATGAAGGCGTAAATTTGTTTAGTTCTTTTGCGGTGCTTATGAACTTCCAACGTTTTAACAAAATGAAAGGACTTGGGCAAATTATTGCCTTTAGTATTCGTGACGAAAGCCTTCATTCGGAGGCAGGCGTATGGCTTTTTAGGACGTTTGTTGCGGAAAATCCCGACATTTGGACAGATGAGCTTAAAAAAGATATATACGACGCAGCCCGACTTACTGTTGAGCTAGAAGATAATTTTATCGACAAAGCTTTTGAGTTGGGTGATGTTGAGGGGCTTACAAAAGAAGATTTGAAAAACTATATCCGATTCAGGACTAACACCAAGCTCCAAGATTTGGGGCTTAAAATGAATTGGAAAAACGTCAATAAAGAGAGTATTGAAAGGATGATGTGGTTTGATGTTTTGTCAAATGGTGTCGAAATGCAAGACTTTTTTGCTGGTAGAGTTTCGACATACGCTAAAGGTTCAATTGATTGGAGTAAAATGTATGAGTAACCTAGAAACACTTCAAAGACTTGGAAAAGCCCCTACTTGGTTAAAAGAGGAAGGTCTAAAAACCTTACAAAGTGGCTACCTTCTTCCATCTGAAGATCCAATTGATATGTACAGAAGAGTTTCTGCGGCGGCGGCAAAGCAACTGAATAGACCTGAACTAGAAATCGAATTTTTTGAAATTATCTGGAATAATTGGCTGTGCCTTGCTACCCCCGTAGCCTCAAACATGGGAACAGATCGGGGTTTGCCAATTAGCTGTAACACCATCCACGTTGGAGATTCGGTAGATTCAATCTTTATGAAAAACCACGAGCTGGCTGTCCTGTCTAAAAATGGGGCTGGGGTAGGGATCTATTTGGGCGATGTTCGCGGAAGAGGTACTCCTATTAAGGGTAATGGTAAGTCCGAAGGGGTTATTCCGTGGGCAAAAGTTTACGACACTACTTGTCTTTCTGTATCCCAAGGCTCTACAAGACGCGGAGCTGGAGCTGTATATCTTGATATTAGCCACCTTGACATTGAAGAGTTTATCAATCTTAGACGTCCTACTGGGGACATTAATCGTCGCTGTTTAAATCTCCATCATGCGGTATGTATTGATGATGAATTTATGAAAAAGGTAGAAAATGGAGACGAAAAAGCCCGCCACCTTTGGATGGAAATTATTAAAGCCCGTTTTGAGACAGGTGAGCCGTACCTATTTTTTAAAGACAATGTAAACAATCAGCGTCCAGAATGCTATATTAAGAATAATTTAATAATTAAATCTTCCAATATTTGCAACGAAATTTATCTTTATACAGATCCAGAACATACGTTTGTCTGCTGTTTGTCAAGCTTAAATCTTGCCAGATATTTTGAATGGAAAGATTGGAAATCTAAATCAGGCAAAAGCCTTGTAGAGTTGACCACTTATTTTCTTGATGCCGTGTTGGGTGAATATATAGCAAAAGCCCGTTCAATTTTTGGTTTGGATTCTGCCGTTCGCTTTGCGGAAAAATCAAGAGCTATTGGTATTGGGGTTTTAGGGTGGCACACATTCCTGCAAGAGCAAGGGTTGCCTTTTGATAGTTTTCAGTCTATGATGTACAACAATATGATTTTTAAACAAATTAGAGAGCAAGCGGATAAGGCTACTGCGGATTTAGCTCGGGAATATAGCGAACCTAAATGGTGTAGAGGGTTTGGGCGCAGAAACACGCACTGTATTGCCGTTGCTCCTACCGTTTCAAACTCAATTATTTCAGGCTCCGTATCTGCAGGAATTGAGCCAATTGCTGCGAATGTATTTGCCCTTAAGTCCGCAAAAGGCACTTTCCTTAGAAAAAACCCTACTTTAGAAAAACTGTTGGAGTCAAAAAACAAAAACACACCAGACGTTTGGAAATCAATCTCTCAAAATGACGGATCTGTTAAACATTTAGATTTTCTAACTCAAGAGGAAAAGGAAGTCTTTTTGACTGCTAGAGAAATCAACCAGTTTGCAATCATTAAGCAGGCGGCTCAGCGTCAGAAGTATATTGACCAAGGTCAATCCGTAAATCTGTTTTTTGCCAAAAACTCAGACCCTAGATATATTCACCAAGTGCACATGGAGGCATGGAAACAAGGTTTGAAAGGATTGTACTATTGCAGAGCCGAATCTATTCTTAAAGGGGATATGGTAAATAGGCAGAAAGATGAATGCGCCGCCTGCGAGGCCTAGTGATGGTATATAAATAAAAAAGAGGTGTCTATGAAAAACATATTTAATGAAGAATCACCAGTAAGCGAATACGACTTGCTTAACCAAAACGAAGTGGAGGATCAGGTAGCTTTGGCACCTCGCACACAACCCCGTCGTCAATCCTATAGCCAGCAAATAGAGGATATTGCTGAAATGATGTCTCCGCCAAGCACAGAAGATATTGCTTATGAGCTTGAAGAGGAAGAAATGAACGTAGTGGGCGAGGCTATGGTTCGGCTAGAACAGGCACGTCTTTACGATATGCTTATTAAGCACAACCTATTTGAAGGGGTGGAAGCAAACCCAATTGCCCTTAAAAACGTTCAGGATGAGCTTAAAGCTTACATTGTGGAGCGTTTACAGATTCTTTTAGGGATTAAGCAGGAACAGCAGCCTGTCACTTCTATGCGAGTTGAGCTACCCTTTAATAAACTGGAAATTCAAGCGCTTAAAGATTTAGCGCACAAGCTGACAAAAGGCGCTACTGAAAAGATTCAGGAAAAAGAGACGGTAGAAGCGGTGCCTGAGCGTTCAGAACAGGCAATCAAACCCCTATCCAAACCTAAAAAATCTCAAGGACTTAAGCCGCTAGCTGCTAAAAATCAACCTACAAAACAGGTTGCATTACCACCAAAAGAGGTTGCTCAGCCACGACAACAAACGCCTGTGGTGGTTAACAAAACCAAAAGAAAGGCTGTACCCTTGCCAAAAGAAAAAATTATAGCTCCAGACGGCTCGGTTTTAACCCAAGAAGAGCTGGCAATTGCTCAAGAGCAATTGGAAAAAGAAATGGAACTAGGAAAGTCCAAAAATCCATACGAAATGACTCATGACGAACTCATTGAAAGAAGTAAAAAAATTAAAGGACAAACCAAGTCTAGCAAGGTGAGGGGTTTGCCAATGCCTACGCCAGAACAAATGGCTGTGGTATATCAACAAAAACAAATAGAAAGATTAAGCCAAGACGAAAAAATGACCAGTATCCTTAATCGGGTACTAAAACAACAATCATAGGAGACTGTATGACAAAAATGACCAAAACCAAAAAAGAAAAGAAAAACCTCTCTAGCACAGGCACTCTTACCGCTGCACAGCGCCTTGAAATGCTAGAGAAAACACTCCAAACTCATCGTCAAATGATCAATATCATTGCCGAGGAAATGGACAAAATTCAACAAACTCAGCTAGCTCTTGCACAAAAAGTGGAAGCTACTATTAAGGTTTCTGAGCAACAAGATCTTGAAAAAAAGGTCACCCAGTTTATGGTTGACCAGCAAATCAAGGATCTCAAAAGTAAAACAGATCTGCTGATTTCTCAAGGCGCATTAACACCGTCAGAAGAAGTAACCCAAAACAGCTTTGTTGTAGGAAAGGAGCTTACTAAAGAAGGTGAAGTGGTATCTCCACGCACCCAAGCGTCAGTAGCCTCTCTTCCTGAAGAGGTACGGGAAAAACTAAAAGGTAAAAAAGTAGGCGATCTGGTTAGCTTTGGAGAAGACAAGCTTTCCTTTATGCTAGAAGAGGTGTATGAAATTGCAAGCGCTGTAGAAAAGCAGTTAGAACAAGCAGGTGCCTAAATGGAACTAATTACGGAAGCAGAAGTATCCATGATCGTAGAGCTAAAGGAAAAAGGCTTTACGTGGGGAGAAATTGCTGAAAAAATAACCAAGAAGTTTGGAATTAAAAGAACTTTGGATAGCGTCCGTAACTCATACCGACGCTATTCCGATATCGAAAGTACCCCTCAGAGTGTTGTCCGAAACATTAAGGATGCTCACCGAGCGCGTAGAGGTAAGGCGTCAATTGCGAGAGACAATAAAATTCTTATAGAAAATCAAATTCGTCAGGAAGATTTTTTGCAAGAATTTGAGGCTTTAATAAAAAAGAACAAGCCAATTCTTTATAAGCCCGCCAAACCTGTCAGCAAAAAAAGCACAGAAAGGGTAGTGGTTATGCACCTATCTGATATGCACTTTCAAGCTCAAATTGATGAAGGTGAGATGGGCGGGCTAAACAAGTACGGATCTGCCGAAGAGGCAAGACGCCTAGCTTTGTTTACTCGGGAAGTGGCGGATTACAAACTTCAGCATCGAGACCATACGGAACTTATGATGGTAATTAATGGTGATATTCTGCAAGGGGTTATCCATGATATAGAATCTACGCCAACAATTACCACTCAGGTTTCTGCCACTATGCACCTTTTAGGGCAGTCCATTAGCTACCTATCTAACTACTTTAAAAAAGTGAAGGTTGTGTGCACTTCGGGCAACCATGAGCGAATGATGCACAAATCCAATAAAGGCCGCCAAACAAGGCAAAAATGGGATTCATACTCTACAATTGTCTATGCAGGTCTTAAAATGGCCTTAGCTGCACACAAAAATGTGGAGTTTGTTATTCCAGAAACACCCTACGCTTATGTTGACGTTTTAGGCCATAAGTTTTTTATTACACACTCTGATACGGTATTGAATATTGGATATCCCGGCAAGTCTATCGACATTCAACGTGCCAAAAACATAATCAACGACCTAAAAGAAGGTATTGGCGAAATTGACGTGGTTCTGGTAGGGCATGTTCATGTAGATTGTAAGAACATCCTTCCAAATGGAACCGTTCTTATGTCTAACGGGTCTATGTCAGGGATTGACGAGTTTGCACTTAGCCTCGGAATCACCTCGAACAATCCAACACAACAGATTTTCGAGGTGACAAAAAATCACCCCGTAGGCGACATGCGTAGCGTTAAACTTTCGGTAGCGGACAAAAACAAAGATCTCGAAAAAATTATTAAACCTTTCAATGGAAAATTTTAATTTTTATGCGCAAAAAGACACTCAGCGACGAGTTAAGGGAAAAACTGTTTGATATAGAAGTGTCGTTATATCTGAACCAAGAAGATATGGGGGAAATAGCCGCTAAATTGACTGTGTTGAATCGATTGCAAAAAGATCTGATTTACAACATTGATTTGCACAAATCAGGACTTGTGGTAACTTCTATAGATGAATATAAAAAAACGCTGAAAGATTTAAAAAAGACACGAGAGGAAATTGAAAAGATTTTAAAATTACAAAAGAAAATCGAAGATTCGATAAACAAATTGGTTGCTGAACACGAAAGGTATAACACACAATACGAACAAATCAGCGCTTTTGAAGAAAAAACAAAAGTTGTCAAAATGGAAGACTATGCAAAAAATAGACGAAATAAAAAAAAGAATAATGAATGACGAGGACTTTATTAATAGTCCTAACCACAAAAACTCATTGAAGTGTTTTATCGCCAAAAACCCTGAAGGTGTTAGTAACGATAGAATTGCCAAGGTTTTGATGATTAGTGAGGAAGAAGTGGAAGAAATTTACCTTTCTGCCATTGAAAAGCTAAAAGAAGGACTTGCGAGGTTTAAATGATTAGAGTTTGGATGGATTGCGAAACGTTTGGAATGAATCCCCGCGTAAATCCCGTAGCTACGGTCTATATGGCGCTGTACACTGAAACGGATGACTTCATTGAAGATATCGACCTTAAGGTTAAGCCAGATAGTATGGAGGGTGTGGAGATTGATCGTAAAACGACAGAAATCCATGGGATTGTTTGGGAGGAGCATATTGCAAACCCCGAAACAATCACCTACTCGCAAGCCAAGGAAAAAATCCAACAGTTTTTGGAAAAACACAAGCTTCCTAAAGTCAAAAAAAGCTTTAAGCCATGCGGACAAAACGTAGCGTTTGACATTAACTATCTTAAAAACACTATTTTTTCTCACGACGAATGGGAAAAGTTGTTCCATCATCGGTTTCTAGATACTCTTGTCGTTCTCAATTTCTTACAGGATTTGGATTTAGTACCGTCTGATTTGGGCAGTCTTACGAGCTTAGTAGAATATTTTGATCTTAAAACAGGTGATTTCCATGACGCAAGAGCTGATATTAAAATGACTGTGCAGGTTTACAGAAAACAGAGGGAGTTGATTTTAGGCTTAAAAAGAGCTAGTATTATATCAAACGTAAACCTAGATCTGCTCAAGGTTGTGGAAGATTGATGCACTACGTTAACATTTGTCACCATACAGAGTCGTACCTGACCGCATCTACGCTAAACGCTATGATACAAAAGGTCAAAAAAAACGGCTCGAATTATTTTGCCGTTGGTGAAAACGGCAGTCTTATATCTGCTCTTAAAGTGTATTACGCCGCATCTGCCGCTGGACTCAAGCCTATTATTGGGATTGATCTGTATTTTAAGGATGAGTTTTGTTCAATTATTAACGGCACCCCTTCCGAACAAGCTAAGTATTTTAAATTACTAATGTTTTTTAGAGATCAGGCGGCATACCAGACGATGGTTTCAATGATCTCGGATAAGGGGAGAAAGAAAGTTAAGATAGGAGAAGATCACGAATACCCTCTTTTTAATTGGACGGACTTGGAGCGGCTATCTAAGCTTAATGTGTTAGTATCTTCCTCAAACATTGAAGATATGGTATCTAAACATTTGTTGTTTGATAGGCCAGATCTTTCCAAGAGATATTATGAGAGGCTGGTTGAGCTGTTTGGTGACAGATACACTCCTGCAATTTGCCCGTTTGAACACACCCATTATCAGGAAAGATTAATTGAGTTCACCTTAATTGGCAACAAAAAGATCCGATTGCCTCTGAATACTAGGGTAGATACTGATTCTAAGGGTTTCAAAACTAAGGCGATAGATATCTATAAAAACCCAAAACGTTACAAAAAACTTTTAAGAATTTATTATAACGGACTTAAGTCCACTGTTAAACTGGAAAATCAGGACATACTTGGCGTTGAAATGGTCAAGGATTTTGTTCAAATAGACAGGGGAGATATCCAAGCTTTAGCCAACAAACAGTTCATTGAGCTGCATGGAACAAATCTTCTTATAAACGATTATGCTTATTACGCGGATAAGGATGATAAAATTGTTCAAAACATGAAACTTGGGGAGGATGGGAAATGTCTTCACCAAGACTTGTACATTAGAAGTGCTGCTGAAACAGCTCTATATCTTAAAAACTTAGGATTGGCTCCTGAGCAAATTAAGGGCGTCTTTGAAAACACTCAAAAGTGGGCAAGTCAATTTGATGATTTTAAATTGAAGTATGATATTAAGTTGGTGGATTACGGCCCTGAACCCGAAAAGCTTTTAATAAAGGCTATTAAAGAGCGTGGGCGTATGAAGTGGGACGACCCACGATATGTAAAGCAACTGAAGGAAGAGCTTGATTTGCTGGTTAACAACGGCGTTGTCAACCTATCCCCATACTTCTTGCCTTTGATTGAAATTTCAGACTACTACGTTAAAAATCACCGTCTGCCCGGCCCTGCCCGTGGATCTGCTGGTGGATTTTTAATATCATATTTGGCAGGAATTACGCAAATTGACCCTATCAAATACGACCTAAGTACGGAGCGCTTTCTTACCAAAGATCGAGTTCAGCAGGGTAACTTCCCCGATATTGATTGGGACAGTGAGGGACGGGAGCTTTTGGTTGGGGAGGATGGAAATAGCGGGTTCCTGAAAGAGCGATTTGGTGATAAGTACGCTCAAATTTCCACCAGAAACCTGCTACGCATTAAATCGGCTATTCTAGACGCCAATCGTTTCCTGCATGGCGAGGTGCAGCCTGAGATTCAGAAATTTTCCAAATCTCTTCCAAACACCCCTCAAGGGATTACTGATCACGATTTTATTTTTGGATATGAAAGCAATGACGAGCATGTGGCTGGGTTGTTTGAAATAAATGAAGACCTAAAAAAGTACGCCGAAGAAAGACCTAAGGAATGGGAAATTGTGAAAAAGGCTGTATCTCTATCCAGACAGGTTGGGCGTCATGCTTGTGCGCATATTTTGTCTAGCGAGCCTATCTCTAATATTGTGCCTGTTGTTAAGGTGGGAGAAATAGATCAGGTGACGGCTTTTGAGGCTAAAGAGTGTGAAAAAGCAGGACTTATAAAATACGACTTTCTTGTAGTGTCTGCAATTAAAGACATCCGCATGTGTATTGACAATATTAACAGGAAAAATGGCGACAAATTTGAAGTAGGGTATTTTAATCATAAAGGTCAAAAAACCTATGTTTGGGATGTGCCCGAAGACACGGATGTGTTTAATATGATGGGGATGGGGGAAACGGAAACTGTGTTCCAGTTTAACACTACATCAGTCACCCCATTTGTTAAAGAAATCAGACCAAAATCAATTATTGAGTTGGCGACGATTACGGCGCTTGTTCGACCCGGCCCTCTGGACTATATCGACAAGGATACTGGTAGAAATATGGCGGAGGAGTATATTGAAAGAAAAAGGGGAAGAAGTTTTTCTGACATTAAAGTGCTGGATAAGCTTATTCCCGAAACTCATTCGATTCTAGTATTCCAAGAGCAAATCACTAAAATTGCTAAAGAGCTGGGTGGAATGTCTATTGTAGACGCCGAAAACGTGCGTATTGCGATGGGTAAGAAAAAGCTTAAACTTATGGATTCTTTGAAGCCAAAGTTTATTGAGGGGGCAAAAAAGGTTATTTCCGAAGAAGAAGCGAACAAGGTTTGGGATATGATGGCAACGTTTGGGCGCTATGGCTTTAACAAAAGCCATTCCGTTGCTTATTCTGTAATTGGCTATACTTGTGCGTTTCTTAAATACCACTACCCTTTGGAATGGTGGGCTGCAGTACTGACTAATGCGGATACCAAGGAAATTAACGAAGTGTTTTACAAATATGTAAAAGATATTATGCTTCCTCCAGACATCAACCTGTCTAAGGAAGAGATTACGATTGACTATGAAAAACAAAAACTGCGTCAAAAGCTTTCCGCCATTACAGGGCTTGGCGGAAAAGTGGCGGAAAAGATTATTGCTGCAAGACCATTTAAGGATCTTAAGGATTTTGTTATTAAAAAGCCATGTGGCCCTGCTATGACTCGCCGCTTAATCTACATCGGCGCACTTGATAGTCTTATGCCTGCCGAAGCCAATACAATGCTTAAGAAAATGTGGCTCTATGAGGAAACTGTAAAGCAGGTGGAGTGGGAAGCGAAAATTGAAGAATTGATGAAACAACCTGAATCTGAGGAGCGTAACGTCAAACTTCAAAAACTTAAAGATAAGGGGCGCAGCAAGGCCAAAATTGACCCATATTACATGGTCATTGATCCCCTTAAGGACTATCTCATTAAGAAAGAGATCTGCCCTACAATGAATTTGGATTTATATGAATTAATTAAAAAATATGCAAAAAACCTAACCATTTTCCCCCGAAATGGTGCGCACATGGCGATTGACAATAGAGGTTTTGAGGTATATTTAGCAGGGCCAAACGTTCTGGAAAAGATGGATTCTGCAGTTATTGATAGGAACGCTTATTTTTGTGTGCCGGGTTACGTAATCAAGGCGGAAACGTTTACTTATGCCAAAAACACCAAAAAGGCCTATAAATTGATTATTGACAGTTCTGGATATATTTCAGAAAAGGTTATCTGGCCTGACTATGATACTGGCGAACTTAAATATCCCAAGTCCTTGAAAAAAGGATGTTTAGCTTTCTTCTTCTACCAGAAGCGAGCTGAAAAAGAAGGGGTGAACATCTACCATTCGGTTGTTGAAGTTGAGGGTATTGACGAGGATGAGTAAATGAGTTATAGTAAATGTATGAAAAATATCGCAAACATTTTTGCTATTCTTGTTTTACTTACGGTTTTTCTCTCGCAACCCTCGCAAGAGTGGGAATTTAAAAAAGCCCAAGCAAGCACCGCCCCTTTAGCCGCTATAGAGACTAGGGGGCGTATCGCTGTAATTGATACAGGAATTTCTACAAAACAGCTAAATTCTGATTACATGTGTAAGGACATGCCCGTTTTTACTGTTAATAACAGAACAGGTCTAGACTACAACGGGCACGGCACAAACGTTGTTGGATTGATTGCGGAAAGAATAGATAAAACCAAATACTGCATAACATCTTATTCTATGACACCCGGCAATTCCACTTCTGAGTATATGTATTTTCTTAGAAAGGTTTTGGAGCATGGTGCTGTAGGCGTAAATATTAGCCTTGAAGGGCCATTTGTAATTGAAGGAGAGGCCGAACTGCTAGAAAAAATTACAGAAAAGGCCAAGGTATTTGTAGCGGCTGGAAATGCAGTAGTTGATCTTGACGAACAGTGCAACGCATACCCTGCTTGCTACAGATTGCAGAACAAAAAAATAAATGTTGTAGGGAATAGAAGATTTTTTTGGAAATACAGTAATTACGGTGACATAGTTAATATCTGGAAAGATGGTGTTAACAAAGGATTTCCTGCACTTACAGGATCTAGCCAATCAACTGCGATTGCTACTGGAGAGTTCTTTTCTAAATAGCATGGTATATTACTGCACGGAGGAATTATGATAACAGAAATTATTAAACAAATTAGAGACCAACAAAGCCTTTTAAAAAAAGAGATCGTACCTGACCCACGAACTATGGCAACCCAATTAGGAAACCTTAAGCGAGCTGAAAACGAAATTAATCACCTATTTGTTGACCTCCGTTCGGAAGTTCAGAAAAATCTAGTTCTTATCCTTGCAACGGGCAAAAACTCTAGTCAGTTTGCATCTATTGCAGAACAAAGCTTTGGATGTTTAAGTTTTAAAGCAGAGTCGGTTTATGAGCGTCTGGCACAAAACGTTCATGAAACTTTTTTGGGCAAGCCAGCATCCCCGTCGATTGTAGAAATTGCTATTAGCAATATGAGCGATCTTGCGTATGAAATTGGAATTGTGGGCTATAATATGCCTATGTTTAAGTCTACTGACACGGTACAGCTTAACACACAGGAAGATGTCCAAAATTTAATCCAAACAATCTTTGTGCGTGACGTAGGCGCTGAGCTAGTAACTTTAATGGCAGTACATGATGCTGCTAAAAAGATCCTAGAAACCGACTTTGAAGGGAAACGAGTGCCAGTCATTCTTCATACAACAAATAAAGAATTGGCGGATGCAATTGCAAAAGATTCAACCCGATTGACAAATAAAATTTTTACTGTAAACTGCACTAAGGAACAAACTGAAAAAACAGTAGAAGATAAACTTAAAGAGCTTAGTAAAAAAGCCCAAGGAGGAGAATAGTATGGAAATTGGAAAAGCAAATTACGAAGGATCTAACAAAAAGAACCGTTTTAAAATTAAGGACGGCAACAATGTTTACCGCATTTTGCCACCAATGGGGAGCTTGGCTAAAAAAGGCAAATGGAGCCAATACTGGTCGGTTGTCTGGGGCTACCAAAACGCTGCTGGCAAAAACCGCCCGTTTGCGGATTGCCGAGTTGTCAACTTTAATACTAAAATGGTAGAAGTTGAGTCTGAGGCTTTTTTGCGCTCACAAAAGCTTAAAAAGGCTTTTGAAGATCTTAAATTTAAACTTAAAAACGGAGAGCCAGTAGACCCAAAACTTTTGGAAAAGTCCGAACAATTGAAGGATCGTTACAATATTGAAAACAAGCACTATGTAAACGTAGTAAACCTGCAAGGTGAGATTGGCCTTTTGAAGCTTGGCGCAAAAGCCAAAAAGCTTCTTGAAGCTGAAATCAAAAAGCTTATTGCTAAAGGTGTAGACCCTCTTTCTCTTGACAATGGTCGCTTCTTTAATATTTTCCGTGAAGGTCGTGGAAATGACACCGTATATCAAGTTACGGAATACAAAGAAAGTGTTATGATGAACGGTCAAGAGGTGGATGTGCCAAAAGTTCACAAAATGGATGAGGCTTTCATTTCTCGCTTACAGACTGAAGCTTTTGATCTTGGCAAGCTGTATGTAATTCCTACGGCAGAACAGGTTAAAGCTATTGTGGAAGGTGCAGACCCTGACGTTGTGCTTGGTTTGAACAATCAGGAAGAAGTTGAGGAAGAAGCTGATTCTGACGAAGAAACATCCTCACCTGCGAGCAGCGCTGTACTCGAAGCAGCACGTCTTGCAGAAGAAACACGTAAAGCTGAAGCTGCCCAACGTGAACAAATGGCAGCTTTAGAAGCTAAGCGTAAGGCTGAGGAAATGGCAAGGCAGGCAACAGAAACCAAAGTGTCGCCAACTCCCGCCACAAGCATGAGCACAATGAGCGATGAAGAGTTTTTGAAGCAAATGGGGATTGCGTAAATGTCAGATATTTCTAGAGGAGTCGATCTTGTAATACCCAAGTTCGGCTCCTCCGAACAAATTGTACTCCCAATGAGTGCCATTAAGGAAGGCGAAAGACGGCTGGTTGAGGCTAAAATTGTCAATCCAGCCACTTATTCCGAGTTGGAATTTGTTTTTGGGGAGGGTTATCGTGAGGCAAGGAAGAATGTCACGGTGATTGGTTACGAAATATCTAAGGCGGAAAAAGCCCTCAGAGAAGCCAAATCAGTTGCTATATTGGATGATTATCCTGAATTTCTTAAGGAAAAAGGGTTAAAGGATAACGCTACGGTTAGGGATGCTTTCTTGGAAAAGCGTCCCGAGTATGTAGCGGCACAGGATCGCATTGATATGCTCAAAGCCATGCTCGATCTCATGGAAGGGAAGATCAAGGTGTTTGAGAATGTCACTAGGTATATGCGCAAGGAAATGGATTTGGTTATTAGAAGCGGTTCTGTTGACAGCAACAGATACATAAGATAAGGATATTTATGAAATTTAATATTATTCAAACAGATTTGCTCACAAAAGAAACTCGCGTGGTTTTTTCTACAGACGATCAAGAACTGATGGAAATGATGTTAAAGGATTACGTCCGATGGTCTACAGATCACCACGCTTATGAAGTAATTGAAAAAATGTCGGAGGAGTGATATGGCAACTAAATGGGCAAAAGCACTAAGAAGCAATGAGGCTGCGGTTGATATGAAGTCAGACCCGTTTGCAAAAGAAAATGTTTTGCAATCCCCTAGTCCTAGTCTAAATTGGATTTTTGGTAAGGCAAACGGTCTTCCAAAAGGGGCGAGTATTATCACTTATGGCCCTGCTAAAGCTGGTAAATCACTTATTTCATACCTTTTTACTCAAAACGTTATGAATACAGACCCTGAAGGGATTGTGATTCGTTTTGATACTGAGATGCGGGCTAAATTTCAATCTACAAACATGTGGGGTTTTGACCCTGACCGTTTTATCGCTTATGACACAAATAAACCTTCTGAAATTTTTGATTACATTGTGAATGAAGTGCAGCCAATGCTTCAGGACGGCATGCCCTTACGAATGATCATAATCGACTCCCTAACCGCAATTCAGGGTGTTCGTGAAGGCACGGCGACAGGTATTGAAAATCACCAAATCGGTGATAACGCATTGACCATCCAGAAAGGTTTGAAAATGATCCTTCCTGTAATTCGCCGCTATAATGTTGGCCTGTTCTGTACATCCCATATTCGAGCCAACTTGGATGCGGGTATGTATGGGCCTAAAGAGAAAATGGCAGGCGGATACGCCCAAAAACACTTCTTTGAGTTCTTTATGTCGGTCAGACGTGACGGATCAAAAGAAGGCAAAGTAGACCTCTTGGGTAACGACCTGTCTAACAGCGATATTAAAGATATGAAAGGCAATAAAGAGCAAACGGGACACAAAATCTACGCCACCATGGACGATAGCTCTTTGGGAAGTAAGGGGCGCTCTGCCGAGTTTACTCTGGATTATTCTAGAGGACTGATTAACGTCCACGAAGAAGTGTTCCAGTTGGCGGTGAATACTAACGTAGTAGAAAGACCGAACAATCGAACCTACATATTCGGCGGCAAAACCTACACGTCCAAGGCTGACTTTATTACAGCTATTCGCGATAGTGAGGAAATGCAGCAAGAGTTGATGAAGAAAGTTTTACAAGTTTCTAACGGCTAGGAAGGTTATGAAAGTACCTGTAGACATTGAGGTTTACAATACAAACGAAATCAAAGCAGGGAATGGCGTTTTAGATTTTGACGTAATGTTATGGAAGACAAATAAGAAGGGGTTTGCTTGGGAGATTTACCTACCCAAACAGACCCTTTCTTTTCACACAGAAGTTTACAACCCTATTTCCGACGAATCGGTATATCTATGGGAAAACATAGAGTTTGACCCATTAGAGTATGAGGTTAAAATCAAAAGCGATATAGGGGTGATTGGATTAGGAGGGTTTTATCCAAGTAGGGTTGAAGTGTATCCGAAAGAGAAGAAGTTAATAATTGTGTTTTAGCCGATAAAGGGGGAAGGAATGCGGCCAGAAGTGGACTTTAATGATTTAGTCATACGCAAAAACTATTTGATCAAAACGTCAGGTAGAAATCTTGATCAAAAAATAAAAAAATTTGAAAATAATATTAAGATTACATCGAGCATGATGTATAATAAATTTATTCATTCCTTCCAGAGGTCTGGGTTTGATCATGATGATATTTTCTCTCTTTCCAAGCTATACTCCCTTTACTATTTTGACCTGTACATGGACGAAAAAGACGGGGACGAGAAAAAAGAAAAAAATGGCTTAATTACGTTTATTCGTCAAAGAATGGAGTATTTGGCGAATGTGTGCGAAAGACAGTCCTCAAATTTCCATGTAAGCAAAAACCTTAGCGGTTTTTACGCTAAAACAAGCCAATCTAAAGATCTTCCCGACGACGTAATTATCGCCAACCCATCCGAGTATGGATACCGCAGAGTTTATGAAACAGAACTTAAAAGAATTAAAAAATCCAGCAAGGGCGCTTGGGTCGATGCGGACGGCTATGAAGTTGTAAAATTAGAATTTTATGATAAAATAACACCTGAAGAGTATCGGGATGTTTTGTACGCCAACACAGATCAGACCCCCGAAGATACAATATTAAAATTACAGGAAACGGAAAAGTTTCAGGCAAAAGTGATACAATTTGAAGAAAAAAGCATGGTAGATAAAATAAAATACCTTAACAATATCATCAAAAGAAGTAAAGACGCAGACAAAGTTCGCAGTGCAAAAGAACTATTAAAGATTATTAAAAAGAAAAATGAAGCAGCTTCTAGAGAAATCTAACTTATTAAAGTGTAAGCATAATGAAATGCAGGGGGAGCTTATCTCCCTGCTATCTTCTTACGCTAAGACAAATTCACTTCAAAAATCAGACTTCCGCGTTGTGGCAACAGAGATCTTGGATTTTATTTCAGCAAGATGTAAAGATCAGGGCTTATTGGATAGCTATAAGCTATTTATCTTAAATAAGATCAAGTTGGCGTTTAATTGTGCGCTTAAAGTCCCAAAACAGGAGTTTGAGGTTTCGGACGATATGATGGATATCCCTATTGAGGAGTTCGAGGGAGCAAAGACGGACGAAGAATTTGTCAAACTCATGGGATGGGTAGAATGAATAAGCAACTGACCAAAGAGATAGTTGAAGAATCTTTAAAGATAGTGAAAGATCTATCTCAAAAAGAATTTGAGCTTAAAAAAGCTCGAATTGAGGTTCAGCATGAAATTTTGTCCCAAAAGGCCAAGGAATTAGAGGGCTTTAAAAGCTTTAAGATTGGCGGAAATGACGAGCGAATTCATAAGCTTAGAGAACAAAACAAAGAATACATTGAGCTTGCCAAAAAGGGCTCAGTCTTCTTAAAAAATGACGAGTTTAAGGGTCTTGTGCCCTTGTTTCCTAGAAACATGATTTTGGTGGGAGCGCAAACAGGTGATGGAAAATCTACTCTCACCGCCAATATGACATACCAGTTTTTGGCTCAAGGTGAAAACGTTCTGGTAATTACAAACGAAGAGCACCCAACAGATATCATGAATCGTGTTATCTGCTTAACTAAGGGGTGGTCATACCACGACCACACTAGCATTACGCCTGAACAGCAGGCTGAGTTTGATAGGATGTATCCAATCCTATCCCAAAAACTAGAGATTATTGATGATAACTACAATGGCGTAGGCGGCCTTACTACTACTCTGGAAGGTATTAAAGCTATTCAAAAAAGTCTTTTGGAAAACGAAAAAAAGTTTGGAATCATCATCTACGACTATTTCCAAAACACTAACACGTCCAACAAAAACCCATCCGCTTCAGGGTTTGAGGTCTTGCATGAAGTTGGCAGGTCTTGGGATATCTTTAAAAACCAATATAACGCGCCAATCATCATTTTATCGCAGCTTAAGGCAGCTAGCGAAGAGGATAAAACCCCTTTTAAAGAAAGAATTGAAGGTAGAAAGTCCATTTACAACTTCTGTACTTGTGCTATCGAAGTAAAGGCAAACAAAGAAACCAGCACTACCGAATGGATTTTTAAGAAGTCGCGCTTTGCAAAGGCCATGGGGGTTACGGTTAAAACAGGGTTTGACAGGGGTAGATATGTGCCGTATAATAGGGAATTCGCAGCCAAAGTAGAACGTGAAAGAATGGAAAAGCAAATGGCTGAGATTAGAAAAAAAGATAGCGCCAAAATTAACGAGATTTTGGGCGCAAAACAAATGGAGGTAGAAAATGCGTAAATTAAATCAATTAAATTTAGTAGAATTTTTATATGCAGGAGTGTTAACTTTTCTGCAAGAAGTCCTTATGAAGTTTTCCCTTTTATCTAAAGGGAAGCTCGAAAAAATCCTCCTTAACATCTTTGACAGAGTGAGCGCGGCCCATTTTAAGTTATTTTTTCAAATGGATATTAAAGAAGTTTGCAAACAAATTCAAAGCCCCACATTAGATTCTCAAACAAAAAATTCTTTAATTTTTAATGTTGTTTTACCTTTTGCTAAAAGACAAGTTCGGATTCAAGCTAAAACCTGCAGGCTGTATTTGGGAGAAAAAATAGAAAAACAAATGCAAGACTTTTGGGTAGCGGTGTTGACGGCATCCATTTTTACAGGCCGCTCATTCAACGAAATAAGGGATGAAATGTTGAAAATGTTAGAGGAAAAGACTAATGCAACAAAAAAAGCTAATTGAGCTTTTATTTAACGAGGGGGAGACGGTTTGTGTTTCTCCCAACAAGCTAGGCTATCATAGCATTAGTCAGGACATGGTTTGGGGCGAAAATATCAAGCTACAACCGCCTCCAGAAGCTTTTGACAGTACAGTTCGATGGTGTCACAGGAAAGACATACAGTTGATTGCCATAAACCCAATTAGCGGCTTTAGAAGAGATGAAAATGTAACGGCTTTTAGAAGCTTTTTGATTGAATTGGACGACGGCGGATTAAAAGATCAGTTTGATTATATTAAATCTATAGGACTCCCCTATTCCGTCTGTATATTCTCGGGCAGCAAATCTTTACACTTTGCCGTCACTCTAAATGAAGATCTTCCAGACGAGGATACTTATCGGCTATATTCTGAGTGGCTATTGAGGGTGGTTTCGAGGGCAGACCAAAAGACTAAAAACCCTAGTCGGTCTATTCGTTTTGCTGGAAATCTTCGACGTGAAACGGGTAAGGAAATGAAGATAGTTGACTTTAGGGGCAGGATTCCTCTTGCAGATCTTATGTATTTTTTATCCAAGCATCCTGACAAAGACCCTCGGCTAGAATATGTAAAGAGGTCTGTTGAGGTGACGGCAGAAGTAAATGGCGTGCCTGACTGGATCTGGAGAAAACTGGCTTCTGGGATTGATGAAAGCAAGGGGCGAAATAATGAGTGGTTTGGCATATTTATGGAATTTGCCAAGGCGGGGTATGACTACGAAAGCATGGTAAATATTCTAGAGGAGTATTTTACTCCTGAGCGGGATTTTACACGCAGGGAATGGAAAACAATTGCTAAAAGCGCATGTAAGAGGTTAAAAAATGGCTAATAGAAAACTAAACAATGATGACGTTGAGCATTTTATAGATAACGACCTGTATATCCCGACAAGGACAGTTTATGTGGGCCCTACAGGCGAAGACGCCGAAACTAACGTCCTAATGGCGGAAAGAGCCATTAAAATCCTCCACATTTTGGACAGCAAATCCGACGATCCAATTGAGGTTCTTATGATCAATCCCGGCGGCTCTTTTGACGACGGCATGGCTATTTATGATGCCATCCAGCTATGCCGTAGTCCAATCACAATTAAAGTGTTTGGTTACGCCTATAGCATGGCTGCAGTTATTCTACAGGCTGCTGACGAAAGGCTTTTGGCACCTAACGCTAAACTTATGATCCATTATGGCGAAGACGGTCTTGCCATGAATCACCCCAAAACCAACCGAAACTGGAAAAAACAAAACGACAAAGACTCTAAATGGATGAAAGATCTTTTTCTGGAAAAAATTAGGGAAAAACATCCCGACTTTCCCGAGTCTAAGTTAGAGAAAATGCTTGATTTTGATACAATTTTCTCTGCAGAAGAGGCGGTTGCTTTGGGTTTGGCAGACAAGGTTATGGAAGTGGCAAAAGGTCACACTCAAGAAGAATAGCGTTGACAAGTTCTAGGTCGTGTTGTAAAATTGCCGCAAGAGGTGACGGATGGAAAAACAGCTAGCAAACCATATTAAAAATCTTAAGAAGCACATGACAAGAGGGCAATTTGATCGTAGAAAGGTTAAGGATGATTTTGCCTTAACAATTTCGGTCACTTATATTGAAAACGCGATTAAAAAAGGTGAAATTACTGAAAAACAGTTTAAGCAGGTTTTAAAAGGGAGATAACATGGGCAACACACTAACTGTAATTTTGTTTATTCTTGGCGCCATTGGACTTTATCGAGTTCTTGATTTTTTAATGGCTGCCATTCTTGTAGTTAAGAAAGCTTGGGAAAAAAGCAAAATGTACCGAGAGCTGGAAAATAAAAGAAAAGAGCTGCTTAAAAAGGGCGAAAACCACTCTTGGGTAGAGGTTACTGGCCCAGACGGAACTAAGATTACAGTTTGTGAAAAAACAGGCTGGTGCCCATCTAGAAACTCATTTTTGTCCCTTTCTACTATTAAGGCTTTGAAGGCTATCGACAAAACCGAAAGAGAATACGAGGCTTTTAAAAAGCAGGAAATGGAAGAAATTGCGACTAAAAATAACATGACACCTGCAGCTTTAGAGTCGCTTTATGTCGAACTTTTGAAAATTAAACCAAAATTCTATCTTATGCGTATGAAAAGTTTTTTAGAAGACGTAAAGGAAGGAAAAAATGTTTGATTTGGGTTTTGGTGATCCTGTATTGATTAGGTCTTGCCTTAAAAATATGCAGGCCCTGCAATTTGCCAATATGGGCTACAGGCTTGAAGACGATTGCGAAAATGAGATTATCGCATGGGTGAAGTCGTACTATAAAAACATGTTCCATAAAGAGTACAAACACATCATGCTAACTCATGGCGCTAACGGTGGGTTACACATGGCAGTTAAAACTCTAAAAAAGAGCAAAGACTACTTTTACATTAACGATCTTTCTTTTGCATGGTATAAGAAAATTCTTCAAACAGAAAAGGTGACAACTGTTTTGTCCAAAGACTTGCGGCAAGAGATGTCGGAAATGTCTTCAGTTTACATCGTAGATAGTCCGTCCAATCCTTGGGGGCATCAAATTCTTAATGACGATCTTAATAGCTCGACGGTTGTTTGGGATTCGGTTTACGCCTCCCCAATCTTTATGGATGCCTCTATTCTGGCAGCGCCCAAGCATACCATTATGGTTGGATCTTTAAGTAAGATGTTGGGCCTTTCAGGGCTAAGAATTGGTTGGATTGCAACTAATGACGACTTTTTGGCTGAAAATTTGTCGTTTTATATCTCAACCTGTTACTGTGGTCTTTCAACTCCATCTCTTGAAATGGCTAATCAAATTATCCAAGACATTGATCTTAGACATTTTAATTTTCAGGCAAAGCTGCACCTTGACTTTAACAGAGAAGAGTTTCAAAAACTAAAAAACATATTCTCTCTAGATGCCCCACCGTTTGGTATGTTCTACATGGGCGTACTTGATGACTTAAATAGAAAAATTTTGGAAAAAGCCAATGTTAAAGGGATTGAGTTAAGGGCCATGGACGGCTCTGAATATATTCGATTTAATATGGCAGACGATTATCAAAAAACAAAGGAAGCTATTAAGCTTATTTTAAAACATGGATAAATGTCAGTTTTATGAAGTATTTTGCGGCTGCGAATGGTGTCCGTTCCATTTAGACAATTGTGAAAAACCATAAAAAGAGGGGAGCAAAGATGAAACTCTATGAGGCTATAGCTACGGGTAAGCCACACAAAAGAAAGAATGATAATTATGTTTATTTTGTCCCTCATGTAGGGGGAATAGGTTACAGCCAGCAGGACGTTATGGCAGATGATTGGGTTGTAAGTGACGGTAAAACCAGCCTTTTATCTGACACTGGTAAGACAAAAACAGAGCCTAAAGTCCTTAATTTTATGGAAAGATTGGCTAAAAAGTTTAAAAAAGATTGACTACACACCGCTCCTCCGTTTAACTTGTTGTAAAATAAGGGTTTTTTAATTATTTTAAAAATATGTTTTGCGTACATTAAATATTTAGTGTACACTAAATGTATCTGGAGGACGCTATGCAACTTAACCACATCCTAGTTACTCGCCCTGAATACCAAAAGACTCTGTTTAATAAAGTTGTCGGTAAGAACGGCAAGACCTACTACTACAACGCCACTTCTGTTTGGGTTGATGGCGACGGCAAAGGTATGGGCGGCAGAACCGTCACATACGAAATGCTTGAAGGGGGCGAAGAGGTTTTGAAGGGCCCTTGGCAAACCAACGTAGAAGACTTAAAGCAGCAAACGGGCGTTGATCTGACCGAAAACTTCTTCTCGTTTGGCTTGGTGTTTGCATCTAGACAGGACTCTATTCGGTTTACGGAAGGTGAAGATGTTGAGCCTCTAGTTTCTGACGCCGACTGGACTAAGGGCAAGTTTTGGGGTGCGCAAGATCGCATGACCGACATGATTTTAAAAATGGGCTTGGACTATATGTCTGATTTGGATATGGTAGTTATTAACGGTCTAGGTGGTGTAATGACAACACCCCTTAAATTTTAAGGAGAACAATGTGAAAGTAAAACTAATATCAATTACCAAACCTGTTTTTCACGAAATTGAACACTTTACTCCTGAGCAACTTATGGTGTATGTAGCGCGTGTGTCTAACCCTTCTAATCAAATGAATACTGCTACAGCGTCTAAATTGCTAGGGTATTGTATTAAAAACGGGCACTGGTCGGTATTTGAGCATGTAAGCTTCACAGTTGAAATTAAAACTTCTAGGGCTATTGCGGCTCAAATTTTAAGACATCGCTCTGCCGTTTTTCAAGAGTTTAGTCAAAGGTATGCCGAAGCAATGAACAATGAATTTTATCCAGCTCGTAGACAGGACTTAAAGAATAGGCAAAATTCTTTTGATGATATGTCTCAAGAAGATAAAAATTGGTTTCAAAAAGCTCAAGAGGAAGTGTGGGACAAAGCTATAAACTATTACAAAGAAGCCCTTAAAAAAGGGGTGGCAAAAGAACAGGCTAGATTTTTACTACCTTTGTCTACTCAAACCACCCTTTACATGACCAATAATGTGCGAAATTGGATTCATTATATTGATCTTAGAACTACTGAAGGCACCCAATTGGAGCATAGACAAATTGCAGAAGAAATTAAAGAAATATTTAAAAAAGAGTTCCCGGCAATTGCGGAAGCAAAGGGCTGGCTAATATCGGAATAAATTAGTAATTAATACAAAAAGGAGATGTATGGAAGCTTTATTGAAGAAAAAAGAAGAACTTGAAATTAAACTCGACCATTATTCCCGTACAGATCGGGTCGCTTATGATCGAGTTTTGATGCAACTTTTTGAAGTAGAGATGGATATCCTAGAGGCACTTAAACGCTAGGGTTGTTGAAGGATGAAAAGGACTTCATCCTTCATTTTTTAAATCTTACGTTTTATTTGAAGTATTTTTAAAATATTCTATTTAAAATTTAGTGCTAAAAACGTTTAAACTAAAATACTTATATAATTAAAATTACAAGATTTTTTGATATTATATTAAATTTATAAACACAAATTTTGATTGCATAGCGACTAAAATTTATTTAAAAATGATGAAAGCATAATATTAATAGGAAATTGAAAACGATTCATTGCCTTACTAAAACTGCCTGATAAAATCCTAGCTGTAGTTGAGTTATTAGGTACACAAAATACTCTACCGTCTGGTAACAATACTCCACCATAAAAAGCATTAGAACCCGGATATGTACCACTCGGAGTAGTTACAGTATCGGTTACAGGATTATAAATTCTAGCTGTAGTTGAGGCATAAGGTACACAAAATACTCTTCCGTCAGGTAACAACACCCCACCAGCAAAAGCACCAGAACCCGGATATGTTCCAGAAGGAGTAGTTAAAGT